AGTCAAATTTTCCAGACATAGTTATACTCGGAACATGGTATCTAATTCTTGTTTTGTAGGACTATTGTATGTTCTAAATCTTAGATTCACTGAAGCTCTCATTGGAATACCCCGTGAATCTAAAATCATATCAAAGCTAGGAGATACAGATTGAATAATTACTTTATAAAACGAAATAAATTCTCCTATACGTACAGTAATATTCTCTCCACCGGTAATACCTAATTTCTCTGATGCATATCCTCCGTCTGGTTTCGGTCCTGGAGGTTGCAAGAATCCATTAGTTAAATCGTTAGGTAACGCCATCTTCATTAGATTCTTAATAGGTTTTACCACCTTAGTGATACTCTCACCTGGAGAATCAGCTATAAAGGTAATGGGAATATTTACATTAATAGGGCTTACACCAGACCATAATGCAACAGTCATATATTTATTAATAGCACTTACCCCAGCTTCAGCTAATCCAAATCGTACTAAAGCTCCAAGATACCCGTTAGCAGCACCAGGAGCTAATGGAGTGTCCCAGTCTGATGTAATATCTAAATCAAACCGTTCTGGTAAAAATCCGATAACTATGTTATCAGTTTGACCACCATTATCAATAACTACACTGTATTTAGGATCTTGAATTAACGACATTATAAGGTTCCGCTATTGATTAACTGAGTAATTGGGTCTTGAGGCATATTATGAATCATATCTACTAATTTTGGGGATGGATATTGAGCTTTTTGGTTCTCACTCAATTTCACAAACGGAGCTAATTGTTCAGACAGAGCTTTAGAAATTTGGTCGGCATCTAACGGAGGTTTCTCTTTTAGAGGCTCTAATTTCTTCGTCTTCTGAGGTTCATCATTAAGAGTAGCTTTATTTCCTTGTAACGGTCCTGTTAATTTCTTAGGACCTTTCATCTCACCTGTTTGTAACCCTGATTTTAGTTCTACCTTATTATTACCAATAGGTACTTTTTTAGAATAATCTGTTTCTAATTCGTCTTTAGTTATCTTCTCAGATCTCCTATTATCTAAGGATCCCACACTTGATTTTAATTCATGACCAGGTAACTTTAATAAACTACCTGCTTTAGTAAGCGGAGCTAATAATGGACCATCTTCATCCTCATCGTCTACTGCTTTTGCATTAGGATCAGGAATAGCCCATGGAGCATGTTCTTTGGCAAACTTATGAACATCAGATTCTGGATCTTTTAACTTCTCCTGTAACTTATCATACCCAATAGAACCTGCACCATAAAGACCTGCACCTATTAATCCTCCCTTACCTAAAGGACTTTTTAAAATTCTACCTAATAACCCTCCTAATCCTTTGAGCTTTCCTCCAAAGCTAGATAATACCGAACCTATGCCTCCACCACTACCATTTGCAGCAGCTTTAGTATTATCCTTAATATCATCTAAGTCTTTTTCAAGAGTGTTGTCAATCCGCGATAACTTTGTAAGAACTTTACTATGAAACTTGGCCGTTTCTGCTGCTTCAGATTGCTCTTGATTGTTTTGAGATGCTTCTTGTTCATCTTTATTATCAACCTGAGTTGGAGCTACTGGAATAGTTTTACTATCCTGAATCTTTAATGCTTTATCAACATCAAGACCAGAACCGATCTTCTTTACCTCATCCTTATTACCTAATACCTTGTCCTTTAATCCTACAAATGATTCCTTAATACCACGGAATTCACTTAGAGCTTCTGGAATAGATCTACCTATTAAAGTAATCAATGGAGCTAACGGGCCACCTAACGCAGCAACAGTAGTATCGAATGCTCCTTGAGAAACAGGGGTAGTAGAAATACGTTGAATATTCTGTTCTAAAAATTCAGCAAACGGTCTACCAAGACTATGTGATGCGTCGGTAATAATTTTTGCTATTTCTTTATCTCGTAGAACTTGACGATCGTGCTCTACTTCCTGCTTCTCAAGGAACTTCTCAAGAGTCATACCCTTGATTTGAGTATCCTTATACTTACTCAATAACTTATTAGTTTCATCCAATGCCCGAAGGAAATTCTGAGCTTCACCTTCAGGAGCCTTAGTATTTGCATCTAGAATACCGTTAGATACATTTACTAACTCTCTCATAGATCTATTTAGATCAGATAACTTTACGCTATCTTCACGTGATAAATCTTGTAATGCCTCTAGAGTATTAATAGTTTGTAATCTAATATTATCAACTACTAATAATGTTTTCTGGATCTTAGAATCCGTAGACTCGTGTCCATTAGGCTTAGGTACCATAGGCTTCTTATCTAGCATCTTCTTAGGAGATGCAGTAATAGCCTTATTCTCAGGTAATGGTTGTTTTGGTGAAGTGTTTGGAATTATCATCGTGATATTGAGAACATGTTATTCGGAGTATTTCCTACTTGTTGTTTCATAGATACCATCTCTACTACTTTTCTATGAAAGTAGAGAAACTCATTGAAATCTATACTATCCATTAGAGCTATTTGCTGATTCAGATACATTGCTAAATTTAACTCTTGTTCTAACAGATCGAGAGTCTTCCATCGAGGGAATAAACGAGGTGATTGATAGTCGAAAGTATCTTCGACTGACCTCCTGGCAGCCAATACACTTTACGTCTAGATATTCAGTAATTCCAAATGAATACTCTTTCTGGAATGAATCCAGTACAAAAATATCATCGGGAGTGAACTTACTACGTACATCCTTATATCTATCCATAAGATTTCGATTGTCTACCCACATGGCTGCTAACTTACACAACCATTCATCTCCATCACTACGAAGCTTACCGTGAAGAAGATCAACTACTGCATCAATTTCTCGATCATCTTTTACTCGAGGTAATCTAACTTGAATAGTTCCGGAATCAGGTAATTCTAATGATGCGGGTTCTATATAGTCAGGATTAATCTCTACCTGATTTAGATTCTCTTTACCTACTTTAGATAAATTCTTTACCCCACATCCTGCATGATTACATGTCCATTCTATCTCTAATGGGTGTGAAGTGAAACAATTGATACGTAGCCAATATAGCACATACCAATAATCTGATTGACATAATTCAAATACATCAAAATCTAATACTTTGCTAGAGATTAATTTTTCTAAAGAATCAGACTTAATTCCTTGGCTAATATCATATATACGTTTGACATCTCCTAATGTGAAGAATGTAAGTTCTACTGTACTCTTGCCATTATATAGCTTCCCCTTAGACGGTAATTCTACTGTATAGCTTTGTACAGACGGTGGAACAGTTGGTTGAGAATTAGATTGAGATGTAGGTAGGTTAGTTCGTAATTTACCAGTATTAATATTCATAACACCTTATTAATTATTTCTAAATACTTTCGCTACTCTATCAGCAGAGAACGACTGAGTAAACGTAGTTCTCTCTGATCTAGAATAAGAAAGTTGAATTGGAGAAGGCTCGAGCGGGAAACATCCAATAAAGTCATAGTATACGACATCTTTCCCAGTAGAATCGAATACTATAACAGAGATGTTGCGTTTATATTCACTACCATAGTTCATTGTACCATTTTGATTTCGAATAATAGACATCCATGCTTCCATTAATTGAGAAATGGCATGTCTATAAGTTTCATAAAATCTAATAGTTAACGACGGAGCTGTAAATCTACCTGCATAGTTAATAACAGTTGAATTGTAAACTAAAGTATCTTGGGTATGGTACGGCAACTGAAATTGTATATCTTCAACATACATTGGATCGATAATTAAATTATCCTCGGAAGGTATAGGTATAACAACGTTATACCTATACGCTACCGCTGGATCTTCTCGATCTCGAACTGATTCTATATCGAAAAGAAAATCAGGCATTACTCATATATCCAATAATCATACGCGAACGTTAATGGAAATGCAATCTGTTGATTAGATGCATACGCTAGTTGGACATCTCCAATCTGAGCAATCCATGCACCAATCATACGAAACTGCTTCATAGGATTTTTCTGTGAATCCAACATAGCTACATAGATCGATTCGGCTTTATAATCACCGGATGGCGATTGTGCACCTGTTGGGCGATCCCATTGTAACCCATGCCAATTTTGAAGCATAGTGATTACATTTAGGTTCTCATATTCACGCATTTCAACTTGCCACATATGCTGATACTTTGCTTTACCAGCATAGAATACTTCATGTCCCCCTGACTCTACAACAATAGGTTCTGAAGAGATACCAGGTAACACCGCGGCATTGACATACAACCTTGCATCCTGTCCTGATAGATTTCCCCCACCAGGAATATTCGGGATGTAAATTTCAAAGTTATATGACTTGAGAGGTTCAGATAAATTTCTTAGCTCATCAATATTTATCATGATTAGACGTTACCCCCCTGTGCCACTAACTCATTGAAATTCGCTCCAGTACGAGTAATAATTGTCTGGAGTTGGATAACTTCAGCTGAACGTTGAGGCTTCATATACACGTCCACATTCATCTGATTCTGATCAATGATCTGCGGAGTGTTATTGGTTTCATCACAAACAATCTTATAATCATATACTCCGTTCTGTGCTTTCACAGTACGAAGGAATTGATCGATCATTTGGAATACTTGCAATCTAGTAAACTTATTGTTCAATTTGAAGACTACCTTCACTAAAGAATTTCTAATAGAATTCTCAGTAACGATAATCAACCTACGTACGTTCACACTTGACAAAGCTGACAAATTTGATTGGGCAGTCTTCTGTCCCCAAATCATTGTCCCCTGTCCGGGGAATGTACGGATGGTATTAATTTGAGCTTCATATAGAGCATCTCGCTGACCTTGAGTGTAATTTAGTCGTACCCCAAGGACATTAAGAATACCCATATCGAATCCCGCAGGCGCTTCCCATGCCTGACGTAATTGCTCAGTCTTTGCATATACAGCTCCAACATATCCATCAGGTGGAACATATAAGTTCACATTGCTGTATGGATCATGAATTAGTACATCAGGAGTATATAAAGCTGAGAAACTCGAATTGATGTTCCAAGTAGAATTACGATAAGTTAATTCTGCTGATCCGTCTTGTGACTGCGATGGAACTACAGAAATAGCAATACAATCTCTACGAGTCTGGGCAATAGTATTCATTACCAAATCAGTGGATGCTACTGCTGATCCACCAGGCATTAGAATACCTACCTTCACATCATCAGGATTAGCATACAACTGCCACCCATTGGCTCCTTCAATGTCCCCAGATGTTGGAGCAGAGCCATCGGCACCTTGAGTAAGTAATTGATCTGCAGACATAGCATACGGATCAGTAGTTACTGCAGTATTGTCTAATACACGAATATACTTCGAGTTTCCATTAATTACATCTTCGAGATATAATTGACGTCCAAATCCATCAAGACCCTTACCCTTAGATACGGTAAATGTTTCTACTTTAGACTTGACTCCTTTAACAGTCTGATACACTTCTAGATTAAAGGTATGTGGAGTAGTAGAAGTTACTACATTCGTTACCTTCACAGAAGTCTCAGTATTAGCATACACGCCAGGACCTGTTGCAAATACTAAGAAACAATCACCACCATTAAATGAATATGATGGAGTCTTCTTAGGTGCAATAGGAGATACTCCTGCAGATGCAGCAGTATATCCAGGATTTGATCCAGTAAGAACTAAATCTGCATGCAATGCTCCAGAACCTACTACCCGAGTTACATATAGTCTCTTCGCCCATGTTAAGAACGCGAGAGCACTATAGTGCATAAACGATACAGTAGCATTCGGTTCTCCGAACGTTTCGATTAATTGCTTAATATCAGTACATAATACGGTACATTTGACTGGTCCACGTGATGCAGCACCAACCATAGCTCCGATACTATTACTAATACCTGAAACAATCTGACTTAGATCTGTTTCCTTTGGGTATGCTCCAGGTGATGAATAAACAGATGGCATTTTAGACCTCCAGAGATTTTAACCTTATTATTTTTCTTTCTTCACTGGAGATTTTCCTTCAATCTCACCAAACACTATTCCTGCAACTTTAGATACCGCATTATCAGGTACTGATACTGTAGACCTAGGTTGTAATTGAATAGAATCGTCTCCTACTGAAATTAGTACTGCAAAGTCATTATAATTAGTTGCTTTCTTCACGAATTATCTCCTGACTGTTCGGTAGTTACATCATTCACAGAATCATGATGTCGTACCTGAGTACTAAGTAAGATGTCTTCTTCGACACCAATGTTGTATACATTAGATTTCGTAACCAAGATCTTCTTAATAATCTCATTAGGTAAGAACATAATCGAAGTTCGAGCGGTAAAAGACATACGTAGTGAATAAATATGTCCTTTACCTTGATACCTATCAGCCCATGAAGAAATACGTTGAAATTGAGGTAATGAGAATTCAAACTGAATTGGCATCTCACCCTCAATTATAGAAGATTGGTAAACAATCTTCCGTACATCCATCATAGCCAATAACAATACCTCGAAGATATTCATTGAATGTTCTACTGAATTACAGTACACCTTCATTACATATCTAAGGTTTACTGGTAACCCTATATTCCCTTTTGCAGTAGATGGGGTTACATCAATTCCAAACATCTCTCGACCTGACCATTGACGGAAGGCTTCATCAAGATATGGAGCTTCGAAACTCAATACTGCAGCAGGTAACGTCACTTTACCGGTAACTCCTTGAACTTCCTCAATACGACGAAAATCAGAATCTTCATCGTCAGATGGAGAAATCAAGATATTTCGCTCAGATTGAAATAGTTCTGGGAATGACCCAAACAATAGAGCTCTCATATGAGCTTGAATTGCTTGTGTAACTTCTTGTAATGAAGATCTACTCATTATTTATCCTTGGCTAGGACCAGCCATTACATCCGACAACCCTAGTTCAGAATCGATATCTGCAGCCATATCCGCATAATCCGATCCATCAATTCCTACTTCATCACACTGCGTAGCCAATTGACGTAGAGCGCCAGCTGCCTGCTTACCTACACCAGCAACGCCAGTCTGATCTACCGGACCAGGAAGCGCAGCACCTTCAGGTGGAGCATCCAGAATCTGTACCCCAGCTTCCATCTCATTCAACATCTCAACTACTTTGCTACGCACTTCAGAACGCGAAAATTTCATTACTAAATTAGACATACACACTCCTTATAATCATTTTCTAATAGGTACGAGAGTAATATTTTTAGCTATCGCATAATTCTCATGTTTTCGAGATACACTATCAACTACAAAGCTACGAGTAAATTTCACTCCTGCTTTATCAGTAAATGTAAGGACCGTAGTAGATCCTTTACATATTACTGTACTATGCTTTACTAGTGCACGTAACGGAGAGGTCATCTCCTGTGAATGATTATATTCTGAAATCAGATTATTATAATCACCATAATCAATTACAATTTGAGTTGTAACTGAAGTTACGAATGGATCTCCTAATCTAGCAATCTTGGGATCTCCAAAATCATCTAATTGAGTTCCATCACGAGGAACAGCAAAAGTAACTGTAGTTCCATTCAGCTCAATCTGACGATCCCTCCAATGAGCTTGGATATCTACTAGCTGATCGATCACTGTTCTTATTTCGCTGCTCATCAGATTTATACTTCTTTCGTAAAGCTAGAGCTAGTGTAATTACTTTCGGGTCAGTGAGCGACTTTCCTGGACTGAGTGCAACAGCATTAATAAGGAAATCCTTTAAATGATATCTCCCGTTCTTCGGTTTATACGGTAAAGTATGACCTATACCTAATCCGCCAGTACTCGTCATCTCACGAACTCGTCTCATTTTATAGAACTCCAACAATCTTCATTACTGACGGAGCAAATGACTTATCCGCACGGTGCTGACGAATAAACGGAGCCTTATTCTCAACCGGACGAATACGCTTTACTCCACGATTGACCTTCAGACGGATTTCTTCCTTAGCTAATTCAAGATGGCTAAGTGATCCTTCCTTCGAATGCTGCTTTAACAATTCCTCAGCAATCTGACGTGGTGAAAGATTACTCTTCACTGCATCAACAATCGTCAATGCCTGCTCTTCAATTGAGCAATCAGACTTCAGATGTACTTTCTCGAGGAAGTTATAAGCCACCTTCGGATCAGAAATTACTAGAACTGTCCCCTTCTGACCGATTTGGATGTCCTCATTCTCATCCATACATACTTCAATTTCTTCACCTTCATCAAACTGCACTTTCTTATGCTCGTCTTCAGTTTGAAGAATGGTCTTCTGACCAAACACGAAGTTAGTACTTACGTGCTCGATCGCAATAGCCTGTTCCATAGGAACTGAAGTTTCAGCTCCAGTTACCGTAGTTGGAGGAACATTAGCAGAACCAGACTCAGGGTTCTTTAGGCACTTGGTACCATCAGCAGATAGGGAGAACCCTTCAGGGCATCCACCATTAAACGGTAGCACTACAGTAGCTGCATCTGCAGTCTCAGGAGCAGGATTGATTCCTACTGGCATTTCACCATTATCTTCAGCTACTTTTTTCTTAGAAATTGTATTCAAACTACGCATTAGAAACCTCCAATAAACCCTAGAATTATTATACCAAAATATTAGTCTAAATGTTTAAATCACTGATCCTCCAGTGACTAATTTTCCATTCCTCATCGAGATAAACTGACGAATCAAATGTTTACATACACCAGGAGTATGAATTGGATTTCTCTCCGGACGAGTCTTGGTCTTTCGAGTATAGTTACGTAACACTCCACCTGCTAATGCATTATTCACTTTATTATAATGTGAGTAGCAGAAGAAGAAATCCGGACATGAACAACGTACCCGTACAGTAGACGTATCTAAACTAGGAAGAGTCTCAGCCTTAGCCACATTCATAAATGTGATTATTGTACTGTACCCTTTTGGCTCAGTTTGAGATTTCACTACCGCAAAGTATTGCATCATCATAGTACCCTTAAAGTACGTACGACGAATATGCTCTACCTTCATACCAGTTCCAGAACGTCCATTCTGAATAGTAGCTTTATTGAGTTTATTAGTACCTTGAACCAGCTGAACTGCCGTCATTCAAACCTCCGATTAGTGTGTAGGAACCGAAATGAAGGCCGTTGCTAAGTTGATTGCCCTCATAATTACTTGCCCGAAACGGGGTCCGGGCAAGTGAAGTAAACTCGTATAGACGTTAATATCTATCAGACCCAGTAGCAGCTTGTGTAGCTTTCTTTCGAGTACGTAACAATTGATCTACTGTCATTGGCTCACGACCCGTATCACCCCTCCAACCTTTATAATGAGTCTTACGAATTTCATCATGCATATCTTCTAATGCATTCAGACTATTACGTAATTTCTCTATAGCTGGATGGCGTCCATATTCTCCGTGCTGAGGAGTTCCACCTGACAACATATGATTGATATGACCCATAACATCATTTACATGAGCATGAATATTATCACGAATTTCATTATGCCGATTAGAATGCACAGTAGATAAGAATTTATCACCTACTGTAGCTGACGGCTGAATTCTTCCTGTCTGATGTTTCTGAAGATCAGCGGCTTTATTATAAATTTCCCTACCAGATTTCTGACCCTTTGATTTTGAATAATCAGGCTTATAGAAATCAAAATCAGAATGACCAAAATGATGTTGAAGCACTTTATTTACATGTACTGGACTATAAATTTCTCGGTTATTTCCGTGAGTACTACGTCCTACCCCATCAGGAACCTGTAGCTTTTCAGCACTATCACCCTTCAAATGATGGAGATTTACAGTACTATCATGATTTAACAATACCCGATGTGACGGATCACGTCGAGATACTGCTAAAGCTACTCCTTTATTAGTATCTTTATATGCAGCAGTAGTAGAATGAAGATAACTATAGTCTAGTTTCGGCATCTTCTCCCATGGGGTATCTTCACCTACACCATGACCTAACAAAGTATTCACTAAATGATGTTGATGCTTGGTATAAGTTACTTTACCTGTAGGAATTTCTACTCTACTAGACCAATCACTGTTAGTCTTAATACCAGGAAATTCGTCATCCCAAATACTAGTTGTATGATGTCTATCTTTTACTGTAGCAGGTAGATGTAATCCACCTCCAGGCATCTTACTAAATGCTTCTTTCACCCCCTTATCCAAACCTAGGACCTGCTTCGCACGATCAATTACATTACTCATAGATTCTTCCTTGTTATCTAGACGGCGATGTGCTCTCAATGCATGACCAAATGCACGAGATGTAAATCGTTTATTAAATTTATTATTAAATCCAGTGCCCTCTACTTCAGCAGAGGACTTTCCATCATTATCTCCGTCCTTCTCACCTTCAGATGCATCTGATTCTTCATCACTATCTTCAATCAACGGGTCGTATTCATCAATCACCGACATAGTCAATAGCGTCAATGCATATCCCCATTTCTTGGTATGATGCTTGAAATGAGATACTGCAGACCCATATGTTCTATGTTGTTTCTTGAGAACTAAATGCGACCATAATTCATGATGCTCAGGAGGTATAAACTTTGGAGGATTCTTTGCTAGATGTTCTGGAGTAATTTCCGCACCTTCAATTAACGTAGTTAGTGATTTCATTCTTATCCTACTTTGTACATATTCTTAAATAATATATCAACTTCATGTCTACCAGTTTTTAATCCATTCGCATATGTCCAAGTAAATAAATGTCTATGAAGTTCATTACCTGCAGACCCAACACATACAGTATCCTGCTCAGATAGTAGCAGAGTTAATTCTCCAAATGAATCTAATGTACCTCCATTGGCATTCAGAATGTTCACATCCTTCTTATTATTAATAACTGGATTTCCTAGTATCTCTGGAGCATAAATAGTCAATTTCAGACTAGTTAATTGTCCAGAGACTAGGAGATTACCATCTTCATCCGCAATTTCTGCTACTAGAGTTAAGGACACCTTCTCAGGATATTCATCCTCAGCTCGAGTTCTATAATTACTCATTAAAATCACCTTTTATACGGAACTCAGCCTTGGAATACTTTATATTCAGTAATTTAAACTTAGATTGATGTAGACCAAGAAATGTGAAGATTAATTTCTTGAGACTGTTTATCCACGATCTACCTAACGTACCATGGAATGAAACTGATCCCCCTAACGCTTTACTTGTTCTCTTAGCTAGAGAACCAGAAAAAGCTAACGATCCAGCTAAAGATACTAATTTTATCTTTGCTGCAGTTAATGAACCAGAGAATCCTAAGGTACCAGCCAAACTTCGTAGGAATGTTCTAGATATAGAACCAGCGAATGAGACAGCACCTGACAATGCTCTATTAGTACGTTTTGTCAGAGTACCAGACGAAGTCAATGTACCATCTAGGAATCTATTTGACTTCTTCGCTACACTTCCTGATAATCCTAAAGTTCCAGCTAGACTACGAGATGTAAATCTAATAATTGATCCAGCAGAACTTAGTACTCCAGATAATGCTTTATTTGCACGTTTAGTTATAGATCCAGAAAATGTAATAGCTCCAGAGATACTTCTATTTGTACGCTTACTTAATGCACCTACGAAACTTAATGCTCCAGTTAGAGCTCGGTTAGTAGACTTATTAAGTGACCCAACAAGATTTAGAGTACCAGTTAAGGATCTACTTATTTGTTTAGATATTGACCCAACGAGATTAATTGATCCAGCGACAGATTTATTAGTTTGTCTAGATAAACTTCCCGACAATCCTAATGTTCCGGCTATAGCTTTCAGAATAATCTTTGAAGCAGATAAAGCTCCGGCTAGACCTAATGACCCAGCTAATACTTTATTCGTCTGCTTAGATACAACACCTATAAAAGAAACCGCACCAGATAACGACCTATTTGTAGTTCTGGATAATGCACCTGAGAATGAAGCTGATGCGGATAAAGGTTTATTAGTTCGTTTAGTTAACGCTCCTGCAGAAGTAAGAGTTCCGGCTAATGAACGAGTCATCGCACGAACTATTGACCCAGCAGAAGTAAGAGTAGCACTTAATGCTTTATTCGTCTGTTTAACAAGGGACCCAGCAAAATTTATAGATCCTGCCGGATTCTTATTCGCTCGCTTGACTAATGCTCCTGATTGAGTTAATGTTCCAGCTAAAGCTCGACTAGTTAATTTAACTAGCGCTCCAGCCATTGACAATCCAGCAGCTATTGGCTTATTGGTTTGTCGTACAATAGTCCCAGCAAAACTTAAAGTTCCTGAAACAGATTGACTAAAGACATTAGCTTGAGCTTCTCTCTTAAATTGACTTGTAGAACGTCTCTGTGGGAAACCCATTTATCTAATCCTCTCACCTACAGAGATTCCATTACCTACTTTTATAGAACTGTAATTATTTAATGGCTGAGCATTTAAATTACAACTTAATTCCATCCATGGATTTAAATCTGTAGTTAATGCTGACGTTAATGCGAAATCACTAGCTGCATTACATCCTGCTCTATAAGTATACGAACCAGCAGCAGTAGGACCTTGGGCATGACCTCCTACTTCTAGAACTAATCTCCACGGTTGATTTAATACCGTATTAGTTAAAGCTACTGGAGAGAAAATCCTAGTTGCTGCGGTAGCTACAAACTCAGTACCAGCGTTAGTCATACTAGACGACAATGTACCTAACGATAAACTACCATCAGCAGTAAACGCTTTTAATATATACGCTAAGAATACATTATTAGTAGTTGCATTCTCTAATCCTCGAATAATCATAGAGAATAAAACTGATGCATCTAATACTGTAGGTAAGAATGTTTTTATACTAATAAATTGATAACAAAGTATCTGCTGAGTTGTAGTAATAGGGACAGTAATTGCACTTGAATTAGCTAATGCAGTTTGAGCACTTATTAAATTACTTAACTCTAAATTTAATCTAGTAGCCTGGCCTGTTTGTTCCCATGATGCATCAAATGCAGGACTAATGTTAGGAGTTCCTGATGAATGAAAATAGAATCGAGAAGCCATTAGACATTTAGTCCTATTTTAGAACGAGAATATGATTGTTTAACTCTAACAATAACTGATTGAAGTCGTACATCCAATGGCATAGATCCTACGTACTTATCTAATTGAGCTGCGGTATATCCAAGAATGTCGCTTATTGCAGCTATCATTATCTCAGGCTCAGTATTTGACTGCATAGCTAGATTCATTATTTGTTGTTTTATCTTAGTCGTCTTACTCTCAAAATCCGGAGTGATTATCATCTTAATCCTTAGTTTGAATTGAGAATATTCCATCTTTCTGGAACCTAGCGAAATTCTTCGAATAATTAATTCCAGGTGGAGGAGGATTTTTAGGAAATGCAGTAGAAATACCTTCTACCTTATCCCCGGAATTAATAACTTTATTTTTCCTATCTTCTAATATCTCTAGTATATCTTTCATCTAATTCAATGACTCTCCATAATATTGATGGCCAATTACGATATTTGAACCAGAGCTAGCAGACCATTGTTGAGTTAATGCTAATGCGGTGTCAGCTGTTAAATCACAAGTGACTGCAGCTGGGGTGTCATCACCAGCAGAACCGAAGATACCAACGGCAGCTGCACCGGTAGCAGATCCAACTGTAGGAGCTAATGCTGCACCGATCACACACTCACCTTCACAGAATAAAGTACCAGAAGATCCATTTGATCGAGTCTGGATTTCAATAACAATACGCCATAAGGCTGCAGTAACAGCAGAACCACAAGTAATTGTACCGGAATCCCAGATTACTGTTCCAGCTACCCCACCCCAACGTAATCTAAATCTAGTAGTAGGAGTACCAGTAGTACTAACTCGACCTGCAGCTGTAACCCGTAGGGTACGGCCATCAGACATATAGTTTGCAGGAATAACTATATTTGGAAATACGATAGTTTCTGTAGTAGTTGTATTGATGGAAGCCCCATCAGCTGTAGCCCACCAAATAAGCTCTGACCAAAATTGACGACTCATAATTAACCTTTCTACTTAGGAGACCAATTTACAGAAGCAAACGCTACTTTTCTTGGATAAGAATACTTTAATTTAGTATTAAACATTTTAGGATCTGCAGTTACTAAAGCCTGTAACGCAGTAGCTTGAGTAGTTCCTGAAGCTATTAAACAATTATAAGGAAATATATCATTCTGAAACCAACTGGTATGATCTGCCCACATATTAATCGCCCTAATTTGTGGAAATTGATAAAGTATTGCTCCTAATGCATCAGTTACTCTATTGGCACCTCTAGTTGTATTAGAGTTCATACCGTCTGGAAATCCACATTCAGTTAATAAAATTGGTTTATTAGTAACTGATTGTATTTGATTATATGTTACACTTAGACTATTAATCCAATCGGAAGTAGGGTATAAGATATCTGAGCCTGATAACCATGTCCAATTAGCATCATAATAATCTAAAGTATAAAACGTTAAACTAGGCCAATCACAATAATCATCACCAGGGTAAAAATTTGCAAAATTACAATCTTGTAATACTTGCAATGCATATGCTTCATTTCCTACATAATCATTAGAATCATATTTATCTTGGTTATCAACCGAATCCTTATAATATCTAACATTCCAACCTTGTGAATCAAAAGTTAGATTTGTACAACCTTGTCTACGAACAAAGAAATCATATAAATAACGTTGTGCAGCTTTTACTCGCCCTACTCCATCAGGAATTGATGATCCCGAACATCCTGAATACAAATTTGAGGGAGCCCCAGCAGGAGGACTAGGAGGAGTAAATTGATTATATGCGGTATTATTAGTAATTGCAGTAGCTAAAGATTGAGTACCATCAGTACCAAATCCTCCAATATAATCTTGACCTACTCCATTTGGCTCTCGTCCACATTGAAACCATACAGGGTTGTTGAATGCTCGAAGATCAGCAGCAAGAATAGCTAAATTAGCATCATAAGTTCCAGCTAATAACAAATCATTAGTATATCCAGAAGGATGTTCATCATTAGTACCAGCATAAGTATTATAACATTGTACTAATAAACCTTTACCTGTGTCCCATGCAGTTTTCGCAGTGGATAATGCTAAGTGGGGATGACCAGATACATACTCTAATCCCCAATGACCTCTAGAAGAAGAGAAATGAGAAACAGATTTACCATAAGCTGATTCAAAAGTAGAAATATCTCCTGCAGTCCATTCATACTGACCTAAATAAATACCATAATCGGGAGGAATTATCTTAGCCATAATCATCTACATATTCCTGGAGCTGTACGTCGAGGTCGTATATTCTGAACCAAATTATTAGTAACCTGAATCTTAGCAAATGTAGCAATAACAGCTATAAAATCGTCATCTGCAGCTTGTGGAGTTACTGTACCTGCAATAGGTCCTGCAGTTTTCTGAGTACGCTCCATAAATGGGCTATCACCGAATGGATCTTGAATTAATGTAAATCCCGTACCAACTGCTGCGGTAGTTCCTGATCCACCATAACGAGCAAATCCAGCAAGAATCAATTCACCTTCAGTTAAGGTATTAACTATTCCAGTCGTTGCTGAGTCAGCTCCAGTTCCTGTATTAACATTATTATTTGAATTTGTTTGACGTAATGGACTATGTTGCTTAATTCCTGGATGTTCAGCAATAGAACAAGAAGAAAACGATACAGTACCAGTCCAAAGAAAGGTAATTGTATTAGGACCACCTTTACTTATTGCATACCAAATAGAACATTCTTCAGCACCTTGAGTAATAAAAACTGCTCGAGTCCAGACATTTCCTAAAGAATCAGTTATACCTGTAGAAGAATTTAATGAAGAATCACCTAATACGAAAGTAGTCAACAGTGATCCTACTTTCGTATCAGATAGATAAGCTAATGTACTAGAACCTACACCTGCTGGAGTACTTGATCTAGATTGTAGCGCCATTTATTTCACACAAGTCATTGTAATAGTTTTCTGAGTTGCACTTTTATAAGTAGTCAATTTGGATACAGTAGAGCACGTACTAATATCATAGTCAAACGATAATACATTATCTTTTAACTCAATATCAGTAAATACTTTTGGTTTCTCTAGTGTAGTTACAGAAGCCACATTAGAAAAATCTTTATAACTCGCTCCTTGATTCATTGTACCAAAGAACGGAATTAACTGAACAACATATGCAGTTCCTGGTAACAACCCAGAAATCGTACATGTTCGTTTAATAATAGTTACTAAACCTACAAATGGAGACTTACACGATCCAGATACTGCAGACTTAGCACTAGGCCAGGCCATTGAAGTACCAGCTAGAATTCTGATGTCATAATTTAGAATTCCTAATTCTTTAGTTGAAATATCGGAAAAAGATACTTCAATTGTTGAGGAATCTATAGGCTTCGATTCTAAATCATTCACTATTGCTAATGTAGGTGGAGGAGGAACAATTACTATAGATTTAGTAGCATATTCAGATAATTGAGACTCATTCTTTGAATTATCAAATGCGGATACCTTATAATACACATTACTACAAGTATCTGGAATTGTAGTATCTCTATATGAAACTACATCTTTTCCTACAGTAGCAATTACTTTATAATTACGAATAGGGGTACACGATCTGTAAACATTATACCCATTTAAATCAGCTTCCTTATTTGGAGACCAAGTAAGTGTTGCTGTTTGGTCGGCATGAACATTAGAGACGAGTACTACAAATAAGAAAACTAAATTAAATAAATACTTCATTTTACTTCCTTTATGGTGTAACAGAAATTCCACCAGGAGCTGCAGGTTTCACTGTTTCCTGTTTGCTCCAAGGAATGCATAGACCAACCGGATCTACAGCAAGATCTGGATAAAAATTAGATGTGCCGTTAGCATAAATGTGACGAATCTTATAACATACGAATGTAGTAGCAAATGGAGTTTGTGGTAGTGATACTCGATCTAGATGTGAGGTAGTTCCTGCTGGAATTACTTTTACTACACTCATAAGTTCATTATCAGAACTTCTCCAGATTTCAGTAGCCGCTACTCCTGAAGACCCATCTACCCATGACAATTGTTGTCCGGTAGAAATTTTAGTAATCGATAACAAACTAGGAGATGGTCCAGCAGCTCCTGTAAATGTTTTACATGATTTTAATGAAGGACTAGATTCATGTCCAGTGGTATCTACAGCTGTAATGTAATAACATGATAATGGAGGAGTAGCTTGGTTATCCTGATAGCTAGTACTAGGATGTGCTACCGTACCTATTAGTCCATAAGTTCCATTTTGAGTAGCTGACCGATATATCCTATAAAAGGACATATCGGCCTCAGTATTAGCTAACCAATTTAAAGTAGCTAAATCCGCTTTAACTACTGCAGGAACTAACAAGATTAAGACTATAAATAATAGTCTTTGATACATTTTAACCACCATCTGAAAGTGAAAGAGTTGTTTCTGTAAGAATATTGAATTTAACCATAGATTCCTCATAGAATTCTTGAACTGCATTAAATTTAGCAACATTCTTACTAGTGTTTATATTACATGAAGGTTTAATCTCAATTACTTCTTGAGTACCATCTTTCCATGTAATCAGAAAATCTGGATAATACTTATGATCTCGACCTTGGAATTTATATGGAATTCCGACAGGTTCATATTCATAACAATCAATTTCATCATTATGATCTAAAAGTTCCATAAATCTTAATTCAAGTGAAGATCTATAAGGTACTACCCCACACTTAATTGATTCATGATAACCTTTAATTGAAACTGTAGTTTTCTTTCTAAATTCTTCATCTTCCCAAAGTTTAGCAAATCCAACTTTGGGATGACCGTTAATCATAAGATTCTTAAATCCAACCCCGGAGTTAGGATCATTAATCATATTAGAAATCAATTTAGTCATCTTAGAGCGATAATCTAAATCTTCTTTCCATTTACGTTTTAATGATTCAGAAACAGCTAACGAAACTTTCTTCCAAACTTCAGGCTTATTACGCCTACTTTCTTCTACTGCTTTCAATCTTGCTTTATCTCGTTTTTCTTTAAAAATTTGATCTTTACACAACCTAACAAAGGTATTATCACAAGACTGCTGATATGAAACATGACAAGAAATTGAACATGTGCTATTAAAACCCCTACCTAAATCTCTAAATTTAACCAAATTATTACATTTTCTATTTAGACACTTAGGAGGTAAATAAGATTGAAGGATATAGTAAATATAATACTCTTCAGCCGTAAGATTATGAATCTTAGGCAAATGAGACCTACTTAATCTATATCCTTCAAATCCACATATTACACAAACTAGTTTATTTTCTTTCATAGTGTTAAATAAACCCCTTACTAAGGCTAATCACCCTCCGTCGGATAATGACAAATTGTAGGTAAACTGAATACTATCCCCGTTTACTACGTTAATAGCTGAGAATACTGAACGATCCCACAGTGTGCCTGAAGAAGTAGCACTGAATACCCCATGCTCAGTAATAGCTAATGTAGATGTGAAAGAGATAGTTCCCACAGTTACATACTGCTTAGCTACAGCTCCAGACTGAGATCCTGTAGCACGAGATCCACCATATGGAGTACCTAATGTGGTATCACCAATAGCTTCAGCTGCTACACCAGTTCCTGCATCATGATACTTAAAATTAGTAATATCAGCAGAACCAGTGTTGTTATTGAAGTCATCTCGCATGTAGTTCACACCAGCAGTCGTAACTACCTTGGTGCTAATTAATCCGAGATTCGTACGCTTCCCATTATGATAATGAGTTGCATACAGACGACCAATAAATCCTACTCCTTCACCCTTCAGTCCACGAAATGCACCCTTACCAACTAGACGAGCACGTAGACCTAATTCTTTGGCATAACTGCGAACTACATGCTTCAAAGCCATATCACCAGGTAATTTATTAGTTAAGAATCCATTCTCTACCGAAGGATACAATCCTTCCTTAGGAATTAACAGAGGAATCAAATCACCCTTGAAAGCTACATTTCCTAACTGCATTTATTACTCCAGTCTCAAACTATTATAACTTAATTTTATCTGATAAGTAAAGTAAACTTATCTTCAATTCTATATCCTAAATTAGTTAGACATACGAACTTAATCTCGTATTCTTCACCTAGAATTCCATTACGTAACAAATAACTTACTCGTTTTCCTGTTTGATTTATTACTCCAACAGTATTTCCGAGAACTAAGTTAGTCATATCCTGGAGATTATTTATATTCTTCGCAGTGATCGTACACGAGGTAATCTTATCGGAAGATAGTAATCGTCCGGTAAAATCCATTTCTTGCGAGAAATATTCAGTAGGTGATTTCTTTACTAGCTCTATGTCAGCCATTTATTAACCTTTTACTTGAGAACCTACTACTGATTCCTGAGACGCAATTCCTTGTCCTGATAATACTTGCATTAACTGTGCTTTTTCACTATCAGACAATACTGACGTCATCTGACTAAACTTCTCTAGTCTAGAACGCTGTCCTAACTCAAACTGAATTGCTCGCTGTCTATCTTTAATCAAATCGATCTCAGCAGCAAACGTATTGTTCATTTTTTCTAACTGATCAACAGTTAGAGTCTTCAACTGAGCTAAATCTACTGACATAACTTACCTCCAAGGCTTTCGTATTAATTTAGACATGAATGAATGTGGGGTAGACACCTGTAGCCCATTTACATCAGGACGTTCAATATTCTTAAATGCCTGTTGAATTACTTTATGTCTATCAGTAATTAACACTTCTTCCATGTCATTTATATCTTGTTTCGATGGTAACAAGCCACGAATATCACGTTCAACTTTATATGCGGCTTGAGTCATGGTATCAGCTATGTTAAACAGTTCATCTGCAGTAAATGCCAGGATTTGATTATCAGTACCCCAATTGACACATACATGCAATTGATGCATCTTAATTAGCACTTGCTTAGATGAACGATCAGGCAATAACGATGCCGGAGATGCTCCTCTGTCATGTACTAATCTTCCTAACTTTAGGAAGGTATCAATCATTACCCATGCTTGATTTACATCATATGCATGAACTTGAAACTTTCTCCCAAAATCTATATAACCAAATCCATCTTGTTCCCACACACGAACTGTTACCATAGTATACCTCTAGTAATTATAGTTTGAAGATTCTATTAGCACCTGAATCCCACTGAACAGTAATATTACCACCGTTAGGAGTTACAGGAAGACCAACTGCTGAGTCGATATACGCAATCAATCGTGAAGTTGCCTCTACACCAGTATCCTGGAAGATTACAATAAATTCACAAGATGTACCTGTAACGGATGATAACAATACGTCATCAGCATCAGCTACACCCAAAGCTACAGTCTTATTTGACAATGCAGAGGAGGTAGCAATACGTGCACCACCGGCAATAGAAGATAAGAACTGATGCACATCAATAGATACAGTATAAGCGCCAGAATCTCCTAAAATAATCTTCTGTGTGTTTGTATCCCAATCTATAGTTCCTTCTAAGAACCCCTGACGACCAAGCCCGTACAATGAATTAGCCATTTTTACAACCTATCAAATTTTTATTATACTTTATTTTAAGTCGACCGAATATTATAGATTAACGGATCCGCTACAATAGTCATAGTCGGGGTTCCTGGTTCTTCAGTAAATGTTACTAAAGCATTCTCTCCAGGAGTCGATCCCTGGAAGAAAGATGGAACTAGAATCACTACAGGCCCAGAAGAAAGTACAGGGCTTGTTAGAGCTTCTTGAGTTGGAATACCAGAAAGATTAATTAATCTAGTTAAATTAATATTTCCGAATGCTTCTAACGACGGCATTGACCCAAGAACAATTACTTTATTGATCTTGGTAATACCAAAGTTCTCTAGTGAGAATATTCCATAAGGATTTACATTTCTATTACCAGGTAATACTATTACACTACCTAATCCTTCAACTGAAGCTATTGAGCTGTTAGTAATATAGCTCTGTAGCAACAATCGACTATTTCCAAGATTTATCCCAGAAATAATTCCTGATGGGCTAACATTTACGCTACCTGGCAATAATGAACTTGATCCAAATGCTTCAGCACTGTTTACTGGATTTATATTCAGTAATGTACCAAAGTATGCTCCTAATGACGGAGTTCCAACTATATTACCCGTAGTAATTGTAGATGGGACTACAAAGAACAATTCCTTCTTCAGAGTTATTGAATTTACATTCTCTAATGAACTAATTCCAGTAAATGATAAAGTTCTAGTCTTTATAGTATTAAAGTTACCAAATCCTTCACTAGAAACTATCTCATATGGTAATATTCTAAATTCTCGGAATATTACCAAACTTCCTAATGCCTGAGTACTTACAATTCCAGTATTTACAATACTAGCACTAGTAAATAATTCAGGATCATTCAATGATTCCAATGAAGCTATTGAAGAAGTAGGAACATCTACATTCCCAGCAATAATGATAATTTGAGATACACTATAAGTCTCAGGTATTGAAGTTAACTTCACTTGCAATCCACCAACACTTAATGTCCCAAATGCTTCAGTTGGGGATATTCCAGTATTTGAAATTACTGCAATAAAGTTTAATAATGCAGTATTAATAAATTCTGCAGTGCTTATTCCAGATACAGTTACTATACCATCTGGTTGAACAACGGTTACCTGTCCAAATGACTCTGCTGGTCCTACTGAAGTAGGAGATAATTGTCTTACTGAATTAGTAACTATAACACCTTTAATTACTTGTCCTGTAGGAGTTGCTGAAAACTCAGATGAGAATACTGACTCATTGTTTGAGTTATCATATGCAGTTAACGCAATATAAGTAGCTTGTAACTTTAAACTACTTAATAAGTACGAAGGATTACCAGGAGTATCAGTAAATCCTACATCAACTACCCCTGAATAAATGCCTGCAGCATATCCATAATAAATACGGTAACCTGCTAAGTCAGGCTCAGTATTTGCAGTCCAAGCAATTACTAATTGTCCATTAGCTAATCCAGTAGGTTGTAATACCGCTCCTGGATCTAGAACTGAGGTAATTCCAAATGCTTGAGCACTAGAGATAGCAGTAGGCTGAATAGGACCTCCAGCTACAATAACTGCTCCTCGACCTATATTATCATACTGATGGCCAGCACCTCCAGCCATAGCTATTAGAATACGACCTGTAGCACTATAAGTAGCATCTACTCGAGTAGAAATTAAACTAAATGGTCCTGAGTTAGTAGTTCTGTAATATCCTGCTAACGTAGAACCTATAATTTCAAATCCAAATGAATATCCTGACGCACAATTTATTGATATGCTGGAACCTAAGTTTGTTCCAACATCATCATCATTTCTAGTAAAGGTTAATGTATCAGCAGGAGAAGTATCAGTATACCACCCTAGGAGATAATTATCTCCAGGCGAGGTATTAGTATCTCTCATGTAGATCTGAATAGCTCCACCTTGACTACGATCCAGCGTAACGATATCATAAAAACACTCACAATCAGGACCGAAGTTAGTAGATGATCTGGTCATCCAGAATCCACCACCGCTATCAGTAACCCATCGATTACCTGATACTTTCAATCCACTAACACCAGAGACGTTAACCCATGATGCTGATGGAGGAGGACCTTCATTAGTACGATTCGCATCATCAAATACTGACTGAGTAGGGAAGGTACCTGGAGAAATCTTACCAAGGTCATATCCTTGTGGAGCTACTTCTCCAAGGATAGCATACTTCAAATCATTTGGCATGAAGTATGGTAATCGATAATAACCTAACTTCTCAGCATATTCCATTGATTTTCCAGCAAGACGCTTAAATAATTCTTGCTGATCGTCATTAAACACATGCTGATCGATTAATCCAATAGGGGTATTTGGAATACGTCGTCTATTAGAACTGACTTGTTCTCCATCAACAATAGATACAGGAATTCTTGTTGGACCCCATAATTTACTTGGATCAGTAACAATCTTATTACCAGGAATCTTACTAAGATCAGAGATTACTTTTCTAGATGCACGTACTTTTACTAACGCCTGATTATCTGCAATCTCTAATTCATGTGCATATCCCCCAGATTCAGCTATTTCATTCCATAGATCAAAGATCTGACAATACCGAACTTGTCTATTTAGCTGTTTCTGTAATTTATATGGAGATAAGAACCAGGCAATCATTGGTTATCCATTACATTTAATTATGTTACCAGGAGGAGTATTAATAAACCATCGATTATCATGTTCATATACTTGAGTAACTCGAGCCAACTCTGGATCAGATGTCCATACTACTTCCTTGCCACATAATATACAAGTACGGTGATTGTCTGTATCTATGATTCCAAGTAGGTGGTGAACCCACGGAGAAAATCCTTCAGCCATTGCCACATGCTCCTACGTTCTAATAGTTTAACCCCATAGAACTACAGGAGTTGCAATTTCAGCTAAGGCTCTGATATTTTCTTCATGTAGTTCAGCGAGTTTCTTCTCTAAGTATGAAGTATTAATTTGATAATCCGCACTTAATTGAATTCCAGAACGAACTGAAATTACTCTCTCAATAAACTTCTCTGCTACAAGATTTCCAAACATAAAGATGTGGTTCATAGGTACTCGGTCCATGTTCACACATCCAAATGCATGAGTAATTGCACATGTACCTATTCCCATAGGGATCACATGCAATACTCCTTTTGTACCTTCTTCATGACGATACTCAATTGTAGTCTGACCGGACAACATATGATCATATGTATTCCGTGCAGCCATCTTCAACGGATTATATTCATTAACTGGATCAAATCCAGTCTCCACACCGAGAAGAAACCGATCTAAGTTATATCGAGGAATAATATTTGATTTAAATGCTTCGTTCAGTACACCGAGATAGAAATAGTTATTGTTATCTTGTCTATAAGTAACAGTAATTGATCCAGATGCAGGAGCAGCATTATAAACTACAGTTACTTGTCCAGCTAAATAATTCACTGATCCAGTAATAATCATTGCCCCATCAGTGCCAGCAATGTCTCCTAGTGAATTATCATTAGCTACCTCAGTACCCGCTCTCTTAATAATTACACTACCTGGACGTATAGGAGCCTTAGTTATCGTCTTTGAGAACGATAGTAATGTATTATTCGCAGTACCAATTGATTCGTCTTCTACCAACACTGAAGGAAACTCTAACTCAAGCACTTGGTCTATAGGAATTAGAGTTTCTTGATTGAAAGTTACATCATAAGTACGAGTACGTATAATAGGAGCAGCTTGATAATATCTAAGTAGTGCATCATCAAAATCTATTGTGGCTACCTCAACATCAAGAGTATTGATGACCGGATATCCCACAATAGATCTTACTGAATCTATTATAAATTGTCGTCTATCATGTAATGACATTGTATCTCTATGTTATGATTGAGGTTTATTTCGAACGAGTTCTAGTGCTTTCATAATCTCTACACGTTCTTCTTCAGAATACTCAGATAATGGATCTTTCGGAGCTATATCTGATTCAGGCTTCAAATCTGCAGGTACAGGTAACGGTGGAGGATTGGTAGCTACTGTACCGATAATAGGAACTCCGTTACGTCTACCTTTGCCGTCTAATTGATAAACTTCAACAAATCCGTCCTTTGCAAGTTTATCTAGACTCTCATGGCGCACTCGAAGGATAATGCTCCTATCACTTCCAAAATCTACATCACATACACATGCAGGGGATTTAATCTTATCAGATAACGCATATTCGTACATAGTATTCTCCTAGTGTTTAAATTCTATTCATTACTAATAATATACCTGCTTTAATCGCTCCGAGAAACCCTTTATCACGCAACCTACGGTGATGTACAGTTTTACACGATGCACCTACTAGCCTATACGCTACTCCGAAGTAGATTATCATCACTATTATTGCAATTATTGTCTGGAAGTTTATCAATTGAAAGTCCATTTCCATGAGATTATTCCTCATCAGTCTCATGTCGTTTATTAGATAACTTGCCCTTAATATAAGCTACATCCTTTTCTAACGCAGAAATACGACAAACGCTATCATTAATATGGGCATCATGAAATCGAGTAGTATCGGTGATCCATTTTAACTGATTTTCTACATTCGAATCAGCTACTGCGTCTTCAGCAATATCTGTTTTTACTGACTTACCAAACTTGTATATTAAAGTAACAGTACTACCTATAGCCGCTAGAATTGACAATAGGTTTCCAAGAGTAATGTTAAACGAAAGATCCATTATGTTTATACCTATAAACTATACATTCTCCTATAATTTAAAGGAGAGGGGTGCGATAGGTAAGTTCTACCGAAACCCCTCTCCATAATGAATCTAGGGGATAACATCACTGGTAAGTAATCACCTAGCAGTAATACCTAGATCCACAATTAGGCCCAAGTACCTCTCTGAAACACGTCTTTCCATTCACCATCTGTCAAACAGACTAATGAACAAACAAGACCCTGTGCACCTGTTCCAGTGATTGCAGTATTTGCTGTCTGAAGAGTACCAGCCAGACCAACCTTATCACCAGTATTTGGCTTAATTACGATGTTCTGAGCAGCCTCAGCTACGAACGTAAACTTCATACCCTGCTTAGCAGGAGGAAGATTAAATTGCACAGCTCCAGATGCACCTTTGTTTGAGTAAACATCTACTTCTGAGTTCGGATCAATCACTACGTTAGTAATCGTATGAGCACTAACGTTCTCTAACATCTTTCCATATTCTGGAGTATTCATATCACCCTCAAGATAATTAATAATTCTTATTATTCTAAATCCAAGTGACCGGAGTATTTCATCCGGTCACTCAGAGATTAATTATGCCCCGTAGCTAGAAATTGTTCCAGAACGGTAGTACAGAGGGTTGTTGATGAACAAGTCATACAAGCTCATCAAACCTCTTTCACCCTGCAAGTTAGGGCTATTGAATACTGGAGTGAAGTACATCAGATTGTTACCGTGAAGTTCTTTATCTTCACTTCTTCATGTTACCATGAAGCTCAGACTATATCATTACCTGTTGATAAATGAACCAAGGAATCCTTGTAAGAAATTACTTTATGTTGCTTAAAATGAGATATCACTGATGCATACTTAAATAGAACTCTTGAATTACAAAGTAAGCAGGTTTTCTCTCGAAGAGTTTTCGGCTTACCTTTTGTATTTTCCGAAATAGCTAGTCGGTGAGATTCACTTTTCGGAGTGTTCTTTCCAGCTGCACCACCAAGACCTTTATAAGTATAACTTAAGAGTAATTCTCTTACTTCTTTCGAAGCTGGTTTTCCTTTTAATACATCGGAGCGTCTCGTATTACCCTTTTGAGTTATAGCAATTGCCATACCTGCACGTTTTCTGACTTCTGCAGACAGATTTAATAACCCATCTCCACCATCAGTCAAATTAGTTAACGGGCCTGTTTTAAGATCATATCTTCCAATTGCTTGTATGAACTTACGTTCTAATTCACAAGCTTCAATGTCAGATAAACCTTTCATTATTTTGGTAATGAAATTAGTTCTATTAGTATCTTTATAAATTTTAAGAATCTTATTATCTTTATAAGAACCTTTTCTTATAGATTCATTTAAAATTCCTAAATGACTAAGATACCTACCGCCAATTCCTTTACCAACATAGAATGGTTCAAACAGAAACGAGACATTCAACTTTGTATAAGTATATTTACCTGGTTTGCGAATATCCAGATAAACATACACATAAGATTCATTTCTATCAATTAAGGTAGAGGGCGCTCGTGGAGATTTCACCTGGTCTAGATTACTATCTCTAGTCGTTGAACCTTCTACTGATCCCTCAGTAGCTTGGCTGCTGATTGTCCGATTTGTAATTGGAGTTTCCAGCAATTCACCCTCTGAATTATAGGATAATTAATAAAAATTAATTCAACAAGCAGTTTCCTGCATGTGCCCCGTTTGTATTCATTTCAGGGATCCACTCCGCAAGAATCATAGCACTATCTCCAGGCATATAACCCTTGAATCCGATTACATACTTATCGGTATCTAGGAACGGAGCCTTGATCACATCCACATCGCCATCGCGAAGGGTACCGATCTTATGGGCACCGATTGGGTTCTTTGGCGTATCCGCCTGGAATCCACGAACAGTACGCCAAATGTTACATGCGTTCTGTCCACCTACGATCCAGCTGACACCTCCACGGTTACCGTTAGCTGTCTGAATGTTAGATTCACCAGCATTCAGCTTCAACTCGATTTCCTGGAATGTCTGCCACTTAGGAATGTTTACGTTTTGTGATGCAGTGAAGTTCAACACTGAGTCAGCTGTTGCACTATTTGCAATAGCATCGATAACCAGCTTATCACGCTCAACACGCACGAACTGTGCGGCTAAGTCAGTAAGCGTATCACCAATGTCAATACCCAGGTGAGCCTGAGCAGCTAACTGAGCTGTGATGCTCCATTTTACCTTCAATGGATGCTCTTGTGCACGCACAGGCACCATGTCGAGAGAAATTTCCAACTCACGAATCAAGCTTACGTTGATTTCGGAATCAGCCAAGAACTCAACAGTTACCGCACCAGTTGCAGGAGCAGCTGACCAAAGAACAGCAATGGCACCAGTATCATAGTTCACTGTACCAGAGATAGTAGCAGCACCGTCAGTACCAAGGATAGCACCAAGACCATTATCAGCAGCTACCTTCGTACCTGCACGCTTAATGATCACAGTACCATCACGCTTCACAGGAGCCTGGAGGGATCCTACGAAGTTGACTAAAGATGCGTTACCTGTACCAAGAGTTACAGTCATCTTCTCTGATGCGTATGTACCATCAGACATATTCTTGAAGACTTCCTGACCCTTTGTCACACCACCAGCTGTCTGTGAATACTTTGGCTTGATGATGAAGATCTGACCAGTTTGCTGAGTCAGAGGTTGAATATCAGTTAACAAGTGAGCTACTTGATTCATTTTGTTATCGATAGGCTCTTTATCCTATCATCTATCTATCTCTAGATAGTTCAGACTATATCACACAATCCTCTGTATAGAGAACTGCCGAGCTACTCGTGTCCAATTTATCTAATAACAATTGCAAACTCGGTTTCGTTTCAACATCAATTAACATCAAGTAATTATAATTATGAATTGCTTTAACTCCAGCAATCACTTTATCATACATTTCTTGACGTTTTCTATACCAATAGGAACCTTTACATTCTATTACCAAATTGTACTTCGGTAAATAAAAATCAGGAGTAGTAGATACTTCACCAATTTCTAGAATAAACGGTTCATATTGATACTCAATTTGATTATCAATTAAAAACTGAATAAATACGAATTCTAAATTACTTCGTAATTTATACGTTATTCCTTGATATTCATATTGCTTAAACCGACATTGACTACGAACACTTGTTTGTCCAGCTTTACTTAATTTTCTACGACGATCTAGAACCTCAGGATTATTCGAAGTCCAAAAAGATTTATGAAACTCTTTTGTACGATTACTAAGAATTTCATTCGTCTTCAATCTTGTCGTAGTATCTAAATTACGACCTTTATCTAAGAAACCTTTTCTATAATTCATTTCTAAATTAGAAAACAGTTTCGCACCAGGAAATTGTTTAAGATATTCCTGTTGAGATAAATTATGATCGCAACGAAGATGAAAGTACAGCTTACGTCTAGTTACACCACATAATCTGCAGATAACTAGATCGTTCTTACTATCATACGATAAATCAGTTAGTCGTTGAACTGGCTCCAAGTTTTCACTACAGGAGCTTAGCTGCTGATTATCCAATCCGTGGAGATTTTCGGCATTCACGATTGACGTTTCCATCTGCGTTGTAGCTTCCACAGTTCTAAGGACCTCCCAGCAATTCAACCCGTTTTACTATCCCTAATCAGTTAGCTAAATGCTACTTCCTGAGGATAAAATATCAAATGTTAACGACAAGTTCTTTATCTTGTCTTCTCATACTTTCATATGAGTTCGGACTATATCATTACAGATTCCTTAATCTGTATCCCGCACTCGTGGCAAAGAGATCTTATAATTTCTTTTAAGTTACATTTAAAGATTTCAACTTCTGTTAAAAGAACAAATTTATAGTTCTTATTTTCAGCAGCTAATCTCTTCATACCTAAATCGTATTCACCACCTTGAGCTTCTACATAATAAATAGACTTAGGCTCTAAACATAACTTATCTTCTACTATGAAGTCAGCCATATACCTACGACCATCAGGCCGTTTTAAGCATACTTCATACTTAAAATTCAAGTTAAAATCAACAAGAACTTTAAGCACTAGCTTTTCATAAGAAGAGCGTACTTTATAAGCTTTTCCTTTATATTCAAAAGTACTAAGCTTTGGAGGTTTTAAGAAAGATCTTTTAAGAAAAGAACTAAGTTCATCTTCTGAACAAGTTCTAAGCCAATAATGCATTTTAGAATTTGCATTCAACATTCTCTTTACATATTGACTCGAATCTCTTTGTACATTTCTAAGATGACCTTCTGAAATATGATTATTTCTTACTAGCCTATTGACTTCATATTTTGGAGAATTATGAAAATTAATAGACATAGTATTCATCTTTTCAAGAAGCTTAATTCTTTCTTCACTAGACAAAGTCTGATAATAAGACAATTTAGACTGAACCATATTTATATGAGATTCATTAGTCCATCCTTGTCTTCTAATCTTACCTGCCTTAGACTTTTCCTCCTCAGTACGACTTGCCCATAATTTGTAATTTGAATTAGACCTTCTTAAAGTTTCTTCCTCACTAATTATTTGTGCGCCTGGAAACTTTAATACATAATCTTCTTTAGAAATTTTATGAATCCTTTTAAGGTGGCTACATAAAATACTTAATTCTTTATTACAAATAAGACAAGTAATCATAGTATAATCTCTTCACTAGTCTCTGGGCCTTCTCCAGACTTTCGTCACAGGAGCTTGGCTGCTGATTGTCCAATCCATAGAACTTTACTTTATACCAGTTTCCTGTTATATTAGCGTCTATGGCTCTATAGGAGTTTCCAGCAATTCACGGGATTTTTTGTGCGCATATTGGTCTACCCGAACCAAGTTAGTAACGCACCACGTCCATGATCTTAGGAGTAAGAGCACCCAAGCTACCCATAACAGTAGCTTCGCCGTAGTTCTTAATAACTCCATGCAACCATGCAGCCTGATTCTCCAAAGCGATACATGTTAATGCCGCTCGCTTCTGATCCTTCTCGTTTGTTGATTCAAACAAGCTCTGCAACTGATTATCTTCCTTCAAGGAACTCATCTTGAATGGTGAATCTACTCCGGATTCGAAAATACGAACTCCCTCGGTAATCACATTCTGCTTAAATTCCTCAACTGACTGATTTGACTTCTCATTTAAAAGAGCTTTCATTACACTCATATAATCCTCTTTCTCGAACCAATTCCCTGTAACTCTTATCGAGTAGTACGCCCAGGGATAAACGTTTTCTTATCTTTAGTATAATCAGTAGCAATTATTTTACCTTCCTTCTTAAGTAAGGACTCACGAAGGTTATTTATTATGACCGTAAGTGCCTCGACCAATTGAGCATTCTGCTTATTGCTCTCAGCCAACTTCTTGCTATTTAGAGTAGACTTGATAATCGTCTCAACTGCTACTTCAACAGCTAGTGCTTCACGAACCTGATGTCTGCGAATAGTATTACGTGATTCAGTAATTACCTTAGTCATCTGTTCTACAACAAATTCCTTAGATAACAATTCACCTGAATCTACTTTAGTTACGAATTCATCTAACAATGCTTCATATTCAGCATTCTCCGCCTGTAATTCTTCCACCCTCTCAGAAGTAACTAAGTTCTGAGCTACAGCTGGAACTCCAGTATGTTGATAATCACCAGCAGCGTCAGTCAAGTCATCAAATAATTGATTTAAATTGACTCCACCAACCTGTACACCTAATCGAGAAATCAATTCTTCAGCGAATGACTTTGGATCATCCTTGTGTGCACTATACGCACTCAATGCTTCCTTGACCTTACGATCATCAAAGCTATAGAATTGACGCATTACTGCAATCTGCTTCTGCTCTTCTTCATTCACCTGAGACAATTTATTATTCAACACTTGATGAACTAACGAAGTGAGCTCAGACACTGTACCCTTCAATTGACTCATCTGATCATCAATTGTTGATGCAGGTTTTGGCTTACATGCTTCTACTTTTAGAGACTCCCATTGCTCAAGCACACCCTTTAACTCTTCACCTGATAAATCCTTCGCATTCGACAGATCAGATTCAAACATAGAGATAAACTTCAACTGATCATGCTTAGAATTTGACTTCTGAGTGATACCCGCTAACTTCGATGCAGCTTCATTAATCTTATCAAGGTAATTCTGAACTTTAGACATTACATTTCCTTTAGATTCTGCTATTATAACCATTTGTGAAGCTGGATTAGGAATATCCTCAGATCTCAGCCAAGTATTCATCATTGAGTTCGTAGTATTAACTAATGTAAGTTTCCATAGATCACCAGAGGTTACAATACTCTCTACTTTCCATTCCAGACCTTTATATTGCAGAACAGTACCAACAGTGACTTCACCTACACCTGGAAGACTTACAGATTCATCAGCAGATTCTTTCTGAGTTCCTTTATGCATAGTACGAAGATGACGTTCTAAAGTATCATATTCTTGACCTTTTAGAGCATTACCTCCATTTTTATCAAGCCACTTCCACCCTTTAGTACCAGCTAATACTTTTGATCCATCAGGATGTCTAAAATAATGAACATTAGTTACATCATCTTGATGACTATACTTAAATCCATAATTTTTAACAGTGTCTTCAATTCCTTTTACATATTCAGGGTCAGCAGCTTCAAGAAAACTTTCTGCAGACTCACATACTTCTACCTTCACACCCTCAACACCTGGTAGAGCATACGTACCAGCAGCAGGATTTCCTACCGCATCAGTTCCTAAGTACTGATAATTCTCAACATGATTCAATCGAGACATAGACCCAAGACCACGAATCGATGTTCCAACTGAGGCACGTCCTCTGATCAATGCTTGGAGATTACGTCCATTATCAGTATCAAGGATAAACCATTTATTCCATAGTACTCCATTATCCACCCATGCCTCAATAACGATGTGGGATGCATGGATAGGAGCTACGTGAGTTCCCTGAGGATGATCATCAGCAGAACATAACAGACGACGTCCGGCAATAGCAGTAGCAGCCTCCTGAATTGATTTTGACATCATCTCAGAAGTATACGTACGCTTATTCGCAGTAGGCTTATCAAGAATACATACCGGAAGTGTCAGGTACATACCCTTATCATTTGTAGACTCAAGAATAGCCTCGGATAACTGTACTTTTGAAAAATCAATAGCTATTCCTGACTCACGAAGTAGAATTAAATCTGACATTATAAATCCTTCAGGGAAACTAATATGAACTATATTATACCGATTCGGTCTTCGTCTCGAAATGGAATGGGCGGAGACCGAGTACTGCAAGAATGTAACACTTGAGGTCTAACGGAGCAATGTTGAATAATGGCTGGGCATTCATCAACATGTTGAGTTCTTCAGAATTAAAGTGCTCTACATACTGAATAATGTCCGATACCTTAGTATCCTTAGTAATCAATTTACGAAGTTCTGGTAAATGTTCATACACAGTGATATCTTTATTCGCCTGCACTTTCACCATTAGTGCAGACCATTTATTACAATATACAAAGAATAGCTTCGACATTCTAGATGATTTAGTATTACCTATAATGAATCGAAACCGTACACGACATAATTGCATTAACGACAGATCAATAGGCTCATTAGTTTGGGAGTGGTCTAGTGCTGACATGAATGTCTCCTGATAGTATTTCATACTCCCCTTCACGCAGAGGAGCTCTAGTATAAATATGATCTCGACGATATTGATCATACACTTCTTCACCAGAAGGAGTTTCAATACCATACACTACCCGCTCCCCAAGATCAACGAGGATGGGCTTATATCCAAATAAATTATCGAGTGCATTCTGATATGAGTCTGGTGGTAAATGACATTCTAAAAGATTACGTACTAGAAAGATATCCACCAGGTCATTCAGATCTTCAGCTACTGATTCCTGAAGTACTAAAGTCTCAGTTATACGACTGAACTTAAATACTTTAGGAGATAGAATTGAATCACTCATAATTATTTCTTCTCTACTATCGAAGTAGTTACTTCTACCTTATTCGATTTTTTAGATTGCTTCTGTAACTTAGTAAATGAACTTACATAAGACTCACGAAGCACCTTCAAATGAGACTTAGTAAACATCTCACTTGACCTAGAAGATACTGCAATAGCTCGAGCTGGAGATTCTAGAACTTTCTTTACAGTTTCCTTCACACTTTCAGTAGGAATCTGCTGTACCATTTCGGCACTACGAAGTACATCCAAGATAGGCTCAGGAATTCCTAACTTTTCTAGGACAGTCACAAACGTATCAGGAGTTACATTGACTGCACCACCTGCATTTGGATCTTGCTCGAATGCAGCTGATTTGAATGCTCCGATTAGAGATTGAGCTACATTGATCTGAGCCGCATACATTTCTACCTGCTCACGATTAATCTGAGGTGGCTTAAATAGATTTACTTGAACATCAAAATTATCATGTCCAAGAATAGTACCTATATAAGTACACATCATTGTCAGCCCTTCAGTATAGGCTTTCTGGAGAGGTAACAATGCTCGAGCAAACTTGAGATCTTGACTCGATAACATTGATCCTCTATCAGTAGCTTGATCTGATAGGAAGAAACCTTTAGGTAGACGAGATGCAGCAATGAACTTTTCTAAGAAATATCGTACATCTTCATCTGAAGATACGTCAATAGAACTAGCAATCTTATCTAGTTCATATCCTTCATCCGCAGGCATCCAAATCATATCAGTTAGACCAATATCTTTATTGATAGTTGATCTACCTGTCATTGGTTGTCCAAGAATGACTGACTTAAAGAATGATCGTACTTCCTGTAATTTCTTGAATGCATTTGTAGGGTTCGTAGCATTCGTAGGAATTTTTACAATCAATCGTTCTACTCTATTAGCACGAGTCACCGCATACAATGCTTCCATTGTAACTAACTGATCAAATGGAACTCGTACTGCTTCAAGGATCGATCGACCATATGGTTCATACTGATTATCAGGTATATTGAACTGAACTATCTCCCATGGCTGGAGACGATATCTAGTATCCACACCAGGTTGACGAACTACCGCTCGAGCAGATGCGGCATCTTTCTTCATACGATCAATGATATACCCAAGTTTCTTCTTTATTTCCTTTAGATATGTCACTTCAACTTCATATTGAGACATATTCGCGATTTGAATTGTAGGTTTCGCAGGATCACCTTCAATAATTAATCGCTTATACATATCTCCATATTTAGCAATGGAACGTATGTCACCTAACTTATTCTCAAGTACTTTATTCTCAGCTAGTACTGTAAGGATATCAGTCTTCGCTTTACTGCTACCAGTAATGTTAATTTCTACTGGTTCCTCCACAAATCCTACAGATAATGCTTCATCTCGGAAGGTATCCAACATTAACTGTACATCAGATGAATTCTGATCCATAATGTCATATGTCTTATAACGTAATAAGCGAGACTCATCCTCTGTCTTATACGTCTCTAACCATGACTTATAAAAAGATAATTCTTTACCTGAAAGATCTAGACCAGGAGGTAAGGGTTCTTCCTTACCATCAATATTGATGGTTTCTAAACCTGTCTTCGCAGCTAAGGCTTGAGTTAATTCTGGACCTAAATCTTTAGTACCGAATATATCCTTGAGCCATTTTTGAATAGGAGGAATAAGTTCCATTTATATTTCCATTACCCAGCTGACTTAGTGAAGGTTTGTTCAACAATCCATTCAAACTGAGTGCCGGTATTCTTGTCAGTACCAACTACGTTAAAATTATCCTTGATCTTATTGAGATCAAGCAGCACTGCAGCTCCGTAGAACTTAGTACCTTTATTTAGGGCTTCTACTAATGATATACATTGAACTCCATCAGAGAAGACAAACGTATAATCAGAATCGTCACTTACTCCAATCCTCATAGATAAGAAAGTCAATAGCTTGTACTTTCTTACTTCATCCATAGAAGCATACTTCGAATCATTCACGTATTCAGTGTAAATCGTTTTCTTATCATTACTGACTGAGAATATACGTAGACGTTCTCCACGCTTAAACTCATCACGACAGATCAATCGCAGACATGATTTAGACTCATCTTCAAGATTTAGATAACTATCTTTCACTTGAGGACCAGCAAACTTAAAATTATACGCATACTGCATCATATCTGGAATATAATCAGATCCGTTGTTAGATATGAATACAATCCCTCGTAACTCTTCATCAGTCATATTAATATATCCTTATTTTAACCCAACGTATCTTCCTCATCAGGTTTATTATTTACATTTGGAATGATCACTCGCACTGCAGGATTCCCTGCATATGTCTGACCTTCAGGAACATCTTTAGTTACTACAGACCCTGGACGAATAAACGCTTTGTTACCGATAGTCACATATGGATAAATTGTGGAGTTCGCTCCAATGATTACCCCATTTCCTATCTCCGCATTCTTACCTACATGACTTCCAGGCTTAATCTCTACATATTCTCCGGTACGCACACTCTCTTCTAACGTGACAAACTGATAAATTCTAGTTCCCTTACGTAATGTACAGGTGCTATGTACTTCTGCATCTAAATGTACAAAACTGTCATATGCTCGTAATCCCCAACGACCTTCCATCGAGAACTCCATTAGTTTAATAATTAATCTTGTAGAATACGTTTCAGTGATGCTGGATCTTGAATCTTTACTATACGATCATTCATAAACACATAGTCACCTGTGAGATCAGACGACACAGTAACTGTCTCCCCATCACTCTTTAAATAATTATGGGAGGATGATTTATACCTAAATCCGAGATCTTTTAATACTTTATCAAATACCGTCTTTGGTAGTTTATTACTCATAAATATGACCTATAATAGTGTGAAGAACCATATTATTAACACGAGATCTATTATACACCAAAATGCATAGGTACTTGGTAATGGAACTGCTTTGCGATTGGCAAAGTTCAGATTAGAAATTACACGTAGAACAAATAGTGCAACTAATATCCATATCCAAAAATGACTCATAGTATATCCTTGTTGGGTGTTACTCAACGCCACGCCAACCACGTGGGATTTAGTCTAAACTAGCGTCGGTACGCAACTTGATTTGCGTCCGTCGATGTTTTGGGGACAGGGGTAAGGGAAACTATTTTGAACGTTTAGAGAGGCTTGGGAAACTGAACTTCTTGAAGAATTTATCTTTCTTCTTATTCACTTTACTCTTGTTCAAATCTTCGTTCTCTTTATCTTTGTAGTATTGGTTCTGTGCCATACTACCAAGACCTTCATTTAGAATGAGTTTAGCCATATGCAATTATCCTTTTACCTTACGATTATCATTACCGTAGGTAAACTCAGTTTGAATTTTCCCGTCACGTCCATGAATAATCATCTGACAATACATACCTAAGATCTCATTCTGTCTACAAATAGACCTCATCTGTTCAATACAGTGAGTTTTTGTAGCTGTACTAATAATCACATTCGTAGGCTTATCTCGACGATAACTAATCCACCGGCCTAATGCGAGATTATATCGAACTTCATAAACTATACGTTTCCTAGTAAAGAATTTCTCACGAAACTTAGAATATGCTCCAAATATTGTACCTATAACACTTGATCCTAAATCAGCTAAGAATTGCATAATTACCTATGACGACGTGGTTGAGACGAATTACTTTGAACTGCAGTATTTGATTGATTTACTGCATCAGCAGGTTGATTCTCAAGACCCTTACGAATCTCACGAGCTCCAAAATATCCAGCAGTACCCATAATTGCTGGACCTACAGCTGGAGCCACAGTTTGACTTACTACACTAGAAGACGGAATGATCACCATCTCACGTCCTTCTTTATACTTACACTTCCCCTCATTCTCTGATGCTTCAGCTTCAGAACATGGGACTATGAAAGTAAGCGTGGACCCAAGTGCAGATTTCGCTTCACCAAGATCAGCATGATGTTCACCAACAGTGATAGAGTTCTTCGCACAACCTGCGATAAATACAAGGCCCAGTAAAACTAACGAAAGATACTTCGTCATTATATAACCCCTATGTGAGAGTGAATGTTACTGATGAACTTTAGCGAGATGAGAACGGAGATCGCTCAGCGACTTTCCATTATACTGCTTCTGATTAAAACTATGTACCCATCCAGATGGAGTGAACCATAACTTATGGTTATCTGGATGTTTATAATGAAACGCATTACCACCAAGAACTTGACTAGAACTATGTTTAGAATATCCATATTTACTTACAATCTTGTTGTAAGTCTCTTCTGAATTTTCTATAATTAACTTAGGCATTGAGAATTAATCCTTCTTCGAATGATTTACTAAGTGATCAATTAAGTCTTTATTCATGAACACATGCTTATCTCTATAACGTAACGTGGAATCACTTAAGCGAGTAAAATTATCCCCGTCACGAAACTCATGATGTTCACCGTTATGAGCTTTCAATCGTAGAACTCGATCGGGATGCATAGCTAATTGATAATCTTGTTCTACTAGAAGCCTAGGCATAATTATTTCTTGTGAAAATTCTTTAAATAGTTATCTAAACCAGATGCCTCATAGCCATGTCCTATAGTAGCATCATTATGATCATGCATCCAATAATTATGACCAGTTAAATACACAAGACTATGTGGATTTTGTTTATGTTCATACTCATCAAGATCTTTACGTGGAGTTTTCTTATATCCATGCTTAGATAAGATCTTAAGATATGGATTACTTTCTATGACTAGCTTAGCCATTCGATGATTTCTCCCATACATGCTTACCATCATAGGTCTTTGGACAATGGCCCATATTAGGTAGTACTTTATCAGACTTTACTTTATGACCACAAGCAACACATTTCTTTTCAGAAGCTTCAGTCACACCCTTCATCTTCAAGCCCTTCTGTGTCTTGTTCCAATGAGCCATAGCTTTATCTAGCTCACGATCAATATGGGCATGATTTGGAGTAATTCCATGATCAGCAAATTTATCTAGGATATGACGCTTAGCTGAAGCTTTTACTTTATCATGAAATCCACCCCCCTTGGTAGATTTATACAGACGAGTATCCATGTTCTTATATGCATACTGTACTGAACTACGATAATGCTCATCAGCTCCAGGTAATGCCATAGCCCGAAACTTATCTGCCTGACTATCCTTTACTTTGGGATTAGCCAAGATCAATTTCTCTTGTATGATTAACTTAGCCATTATTTACCCCATGATGCTTCTCTAAACTGCTATGCAGATGGTCCATAGACTTAATTGGAGGATCGTTCCATGCTTCATCTTCATTATTAGTATGGAAGAACCCACTTCCATGTTTATCATGAACAATACCTACAACCTTACCAGAGGGATGACGAAATACATCTAATTTCTCATCGCTCACTCCAGGATCATGAATATACCCAAAGCTTTTAAGTTTGAGATGACGACCCATATCCATTCCTGGGCTATCTTCTTGTAAAATCAACTTAGCCATTACCGTTATCCTTATGAAACATCAATGCATTCTTAAGAAACGTAAGTGCATATTGTACAGTAGGATGGTCCTTCGGTCCGTTTTTCTCTAAATGAGCTACTGCATGAGCTACATCGAAGTGCATGTTCTTCAAATGCTCAGAGTCAGTAGGCTTCGGAGAATCCAACTGCTGTCGATACGTTCCAATACCAGAATGCTCTTCTTTTGTAATTAACTTAGCCATTATTTACCCTTATTCAAAATGATATTCAAGTTCAGGTCGAGTATTAGGAACATAGGAACTCAGAAATTTAGTTAAGCCTTCAGGAGTCTTCCCATGTACCGTTTGGAGATTATGTATATGAGACCACGTACCATTACCACCAAGAATCACATTCCTACCATGATGTTCTTTATGCTTATAGCTATAATCACCGTTATACTTAAACTTATGAGCCTTTAGTACAGTATGGTATTGGTCAGTATTATCTGGAGACGAATCGACATGCTGAGATCCTGAAGTGTACGACTTCTGTAATGGAGGACCAGGATTACGATACGTCTCTAGAATCAACTTAGCCATTAGAGACCCCTTCACTTTAAGTAATCTTTAAGAGCATCAGAAGTCATTCCAGACTTATGCATTCCAGAACTGTTAATATGATGCCATTGACCGTTAGAATGAACAATTACAAATTGTCCAGTCTTTTTATGAGTATAAATCTTAGTTCCTTCGTGAGGAAATTCACTTTTGTGAATCATTTGATATCCTAATAGATGAAGAACAGTACGAAGATCCTTCATAACTTCTTCAATTAATTTCGCCATCGCCCCACATCTCCTCTAACTGCTCAGTGCGTCGAATACTCTCAATAGTAGGAAGCATCTCTAATACTTTTTCTGGAGTCAAATAGTCAAGTTCACCAGGCTCAGCAATACCAGCTTCAATTAATCTCGCCTTCATATTAGCTATGAAAGCATCATCAATCTCAAATACTCTACCTCGCCAGTTAGTGTATTTCATTTTAGCTTGGAAAGATAATTATGTAGATCATTATGAGTATTACCATAACCATCACTCTCATTTCCATCTCTATTTATTGCCTTCTGATGAACCCATTCACCATTGGAATAAAGATGGACATAATGTCCAGTCTTTGGATGAACGTATGACCTAATACCGTGAATCCTAGGATCATTATCATCAGCAATGGTAGGAACAAATCCATGATGAGCTAAGACTTTTTCATGCTTACCTGATTCAGTTGCTTCAATCAATAACTTAGCCATTATCCTAATCCTCCTTAGAATTACTTACTAAATGATCAATTAATTCTCGACTCATGAACACATGCTTCCCACGATACCTCATAGTAGAATCACTGAGGCGAGTGAAATTATCTCCATCACGGAACTGATGCTTTTCACCGTTATGAGCAGTGAGGTGAATTATTCTAGAAGGATCCATCCGTATCTGATAATCTTCTTCAACAATTAACTTAGACATTTTATTCCCTACCTCCTTCAAGAATGAACGGAATGAAGGAGTGAAACCACTGGTTATTATACTAACCTTGTAGACTATACCCCCATTCAATCTTCACAGGTTGAGTGTCGATATAGGCTTTATCATTCCCCCATTTATACCAGAAATTCACATGTCCTTTGATATTCTCTGGGAATACAATCATTACCCATCGGTATTTATGAAAGAGGACTATCTTATTATCCGCTACTGAATGCTTTATCCAACACTGATCATCAGCACTACGTGAGAACGTATATTCAGTTGACGATTCCTGAAATACATATCCTCGTACGTAACACTCTCCTGAAGGATCTTCAAATGCCAATGCTGCATAAAGCACTACAGTAAATAAGTTCATAATTTCCTTAGAAATATTGATTTACAGGTACAGTAGGTACCACTGCATCTACCGCAGTCACATATACATACACTTTACCTGAACTAAGTGATGCTAATTTCAATCCGTTAGGATATGTTCCTATAGGAACTACCGGATCAGGGCCGTTAGCAATCAAGTCATAAATTACTTTATCATTAATATCAGTTAATACTGCACGATGACCAGCTGCAGTAGCTCCTACATACACTACGCCGGAGATACGTACTCGCTTAGTAGCATCATAAATAGTACCAGCAGTATCCAGAACATGAGGATTAACTGTTAAATTATTTGCCATTGAAGACTGCTCCTACGGTCATTCCTGAATTTGTAACTACTTGAGAATAATCAATTTCTACTAATCTAACTCCCGGAGTATAATACTTTAGAGATTCTTCATTCACCAGTTAGCCGGTCCGCCGCTTATCCGTCAGTCTCGCTTTGATCGTCACCCACCAGGGGGCATTCTCGTCCCATGGTAAGGGGCCACTAGGGGCGGTGGTTTTGAATCCGTCCCACAGCGGTGAACGTCGAGGGGAACTCCACTCGAGGTTCATAAAATCTTCCCCAAGGCCACGAGCCGTGGAGATTGAAGTGAGCAAAGAAATTATGATGATAAGAGTAATAGCGCCCTCCGTTTGTTTGCTCAATTTACTCTGCCGCATCACTCAGCACGAATTGATACGCGCCAATGTCAGGAGGCAGGCGGCACGCAAACCCTCTAAAATCCTTACACTCCATCCCCCACAACACACCGGCCCATCGTGCGAGTGAGGCACTGCTGACGCGTGCATCGGCTGGGCCAAGGAACATCGGATCGGCATATCTTGAGGACGATTCATCCCCAGAGGCTAAGGCGTAGAGCGGCAATGAGGCGTAGTTGGTGCCGAGGTAGTGAAACGATCCTGTCCCGAACCACAGGTTGAAGTTACTGTCCCAATCACTCGCGGCATGCAGGGGTGTGCCCTCGACATAGAGATTGTAACCACTTGACTGGATGATGTTGTTGCGGACTGACAACAGGCCAGGATTCCAATTGGAACCTGTCCTGATCCCGTAGGCCGACCCGCCACGTAGTGTATTTTGGTGAAATCGAATATCCGCAAGAGGATGCGCCCCACCGAGAAGCACCAACGTTGAAACGTTGGCAATGACATTGCCGGTGATATCCAGCGTGCCGGTATGCGCGGAAATCGTGTCCCTGAGATACAGCCCCGTGCCGCCTGGGATGTCATGGATATACGCGCCATGAATGTAGCTACCACCTTGCGCCCCCTCAAACGTCACGCCACCAAAGGGCCCGCCCCCTGGCTCTGCCGCACATTCAATGTCATCAATTTTGATTGCGCCCTTCCCGCCACCCACGAGAAAACAGGCTTTATCATTGCCAGACTTCCAGACTTTGACACGTTGCAACGTGAGAGATCCGCCACCAGGCTCCATCTGCACGCCATCCCCACTACTTAATTGTGAAGAAATACCGTGCATATGGACATCACGAATCGTGACATCATAATTGCCAGTCGCCCCATTGCCGAGAAAGATCCCATCGCCTCCGCAGTTCGTCAGTTCGACCGACTCAATCACAGCGCTGCCATTGAGTTCGATGCAGGTCCGTGAGGTACCAGGAGGCGCCCCAATATTTTTGATCTTCAGATTCAGAAAATGCCCGCCCACCGTATCCTTTGCAAAATTTGACGAGATGCCCGTATCCTTCAAGTTTGTGAGCGTGAGGTTTCGCACGGTGACGTAATCGCCCAGGATGTCAATGCCACGCGCTTCCAACAGTTCCCCGTCAATGATGCCCTCATCTGCGCGTCCAACATCGCTACAGTCCCCCGTGATCGTGACAGGCTTACCTTCCACTCCACGTAACCACACCCCGGGGGACATCATTTGCCCGTTGTAGGCGCGTGAGTTATACAGAAAATGCCCGCAGAGCTTGAGCGTATCGCCTCCGTCAATGACCCCAACGGTATCGATACCGGGCGTAGTGGTCCCAGATGGAGACCCAAGCCCAGACCACGCGCCCAGTTGTCCGTGCCCTTGAGCACACTCATACGCACGCCCGTTCCCATTAAACATGCACTCGTTCTTGTCTCTGGCGTAGAACACCTCATAGGGTTCAGTCCCCGCCGCAAAGAGTGTAGAAATCATCGTGAACCAGATGGCGAGTGCGGCGCATACGTGTCGCATTCAATGACGCTCCTTTCCGCTTTCTCTAGATAGATCCCGTCTGTCGCGGGATTACCCGCCCAGTTATTGGTAAGTCCTGCCCGAATCGTGGTATTGGCGTCATTCGTCCCAACCTTAAAAATCCAGGTGAGGTCTATCGTATTGGCCATCCACACCGGGAACGACCCAAACCCGTTGAGGCGAGCCCTCCCGAAAAGACGGGCAGCACGTGCGGGTCATCGGCGGACCTGTCGCGGATTGGTCAGTCCAGTAAATAGATCAGCCAGGTTCCGTACCTGGATACTGTTCGCTTCCTTGCGCCGGTACACCTCATCGACCAGCGTTTTGAAATTGGCTATTTCCGTATGTCCGTTGCCCGCACCCGTCGCGAGTTTGTGACCGAAATAAATAAGTGCGTTCCCACGCGCCTGCGCGGTGTTGAGCGCCCCGAGGGTCGTTGCCGTGGACGTGGGAACATCGATGACTTGGCGGAAGATTTTATACGGGTTCTGCACCCCATCCCAGATCGGGAACGAAGCGCCTGTAGTTTCGAGCATGACGTAGCGGTAGTATCGAGCCAGCACCGTATCGACTAACGCATTGCGGGACCCGTAGGGAAGAATGAACGTGTGCGGATCGAGCGTAATACCTTGGCCTGCCCAATAATCAATCGCCCCCTGAACCTGCGAGACGATTTGCGCCTCGTTCAGCGTGGCCAGATCTTGGTGTGTGTCGCTGTGGTTATGGAACGACCACCCCGCCTCGATCATTTCCTGAACCTGCGCCACAGACAATGGGGTGCCGCTCCCTTCGCGATTCAACGCCACCGAACCAGGAATGCCGCGTGGCCGCATGTAGGCAAAGGCTTCGGTGTAGTAGGTTTCGTCGCCGTCATCGAAGGTAAAGACGATCTGTGGCTTACTGTACCAGCCATAACAGATGGGGCCGATGTAGAAGGTGCCGGTTTGCCCAGCCGGGATCGAAATGCGCATCCGCACCCGAACAAAGGTGTCGCTATAAGCAGGGGAGCCAGTCGTCGCCCCAGGTGCTGAGCGTACATGGGTATTATAAGTCCACCGATCAGACACCAGCCCAGCACTGGCAAAATCGTAGGTGTAAAAATTTGTAAAGCCTGCTTCTTTCGCCACATAGAAGAGGACAGACGGTGACCCGCCGCCCGTGTAATAAATCGGCCAGTGGAACTGATAAATGTCTGCCAGCGCACGGCTGATAGTGAAATCAAAGCGATACTGCGACGTGCCTGTTCCAGCCTGCGTGACTTGCGCCTTAAACACATTGGTCACACCGAGGGGGCGCAGCCACTCCGCGCCGGTTTCGTTCGAGACGCTCCACGTCGCGTCACCGGAATGCACCTGATGCCCCGTGATCCCAGACAGCCCCAGCTGCGTATCGGCCAGAATCGCGCCGGTCGTCACGCGATAGTTTTGCGGCAAGGCAGCGGCCTCAGACAGCGCCTCACCCAGCAGCCCAGCCCGCTCCAGCCAGGACCACGGCACCTGCGCGGCCAATGCCACCAGGCCCACCTTGCCCGCTAATTTGCAGATGTCGCGTCGGTTCATCATCGCCACCTCACCATGCACTTCATATCTGCCGTGGTGGTGAAATCGAGGTACAGCCCGACAGAGAAGGGTGTCTGCAAATCCACCGTGAATGGCGTGTTGTAGGCAATTGCCAGGACATCGAACGACCAGAGAATGTTCCCCGCGCCCGCTGCGGTATTGTCGCGCAGAGCAATAGTTCCCGCCGTGGCGGTGGCGTCGCTGTAGCACGTGATGGACCGCACATAGCCAGGTCCTGACTTGTACAGCTGGTCCGCTGCAACCATGGCGTCCGTGCCGCCGATGGGGATGGTCAGGTAGCGTTCCTCGGTTCTTAAGACATCATTAACGATATCTTCCCCAGCAATTAAACTACCTAACTCAATGATAGAACTTCTAGCTTGAGCAGTAGCATTACGGAGATCAATATATCCCGTAACTGTAAGTACAAATGCACTTAAGATTGTACCTATTAATAATCCAGCAATTAACTTCTTCATCACATCTTCCTCTACGGAACTTGATTTAATAACGGTTCTAATTTATCAGAGAAGTCTTTACCTGTACATGTAACTAACGCTTGACATTGATCAATCGCATTTTGTAACACTTGTTTTAATGTCAATGTAGCAGGAGGAATTGCAGTAATCGTCAACATTACATTAATAGTTTGTGGACTATTAGTAGCACCTTCTCCAGATACAGTAATTACTGCATTATATGTTCCTGAAGATAGTCCAGCAGGATTAGCAGTAACTGTAAACGTAGTATTATTTGTACCTTGTATTGGAGTAATTGATAACCATGATGCATTATGAGATATCGCCCAGACTAAAGTACTTCCAACTACAGTATTAGTCAATAATACATTCTGACCTAAGGTAGCTCCATTCTCCTGAATATTAAATCCTAAAGTAGTAGGACTCAATCCTATAGTAGGAGAAAGAGGTGGAGCAGAACCTGAAGTAAATACAATCACTGGATTCAATGAAGTAGAATCACAGCTATTTGTAGATCGTTTAGCAACGACGAAGTCAATCTTATCCCCTAATACTACATTACGAGTAAGACTATAACCTCCACCTGTAACGGACCCGTTATTAACTGTAGCTGAATGAATTACAGTATTATTATGAGAGATAGATACTGAAACTCCGTCACCACATGCAGAATCAAAATCAGTGAATGAACCATTAATAGTGATACTACCTACTCCAGGAGATTGCCATTCAAGCATAGCTCCGTTAGTATTACCTGGATGAATTCCATTTACCCAGATACCAAGATAAGTATCAGACGTCTGCCATAATTGACTTGCAGAATTATAAGTTAAATTCTGACCTAGGGAATTCTTATAGAACCACTGATTCTGTCCTTGAACTCCAGAGAACTGGTTATTAAAGTTATAAGTAACTGGAGGATTAACAGGAGCAGGAATTCCTGAATCCTTTACTAACAACACTGACTCAGTATTTATCCATGGAGTAGTAAACGATTGACTGCCAGGAGATACATTCACTGCAGTTTGTACTACGTTAGTAGAAGGATTAAACCATTCAACTGTATAAAGATTCGATCCTGATAAATTTAAATTAACATTTCCACCTGTAGGGAGATATGCTAAGTATTGACCGTTAGAACCTATACAGAACCCAGTACTACATGAAGTAATAGGTACCGCAGTCTTCAGGTTTAATTTACTAGCATAGGTAGCAGTCTGACCTACACGAGTGATAATTGACTGCTCAGTACTTGTAGGTGATCCAAATGGTCCACAATAGAAATACAGAGGATTATGTCCTCTAGTAAACGACTTCCACGGCCAGTACAGATTATTATTTACACAAGGAGCAATATGATCAATATCTTGAATTGATACTCGCTGACCTGTAGCTACACTAGGAGTATTCCACTCACCAAGTCCAGCATACCCCATCCAATGAGCATTTGACGTAGCCATTGCTGAATTATTGTACAAATGGTCTGAAGTGATACCTACAAGATGTTGCTTAGGTTTAGTGAGTTCATAATCTTTAATCAAATTAGCCATAGCATTCTGCCACGGATAATTGTTCACATATGTACCACCACCATAGCACTCATTGCAGATCTCATACAGAATGTTATCAAGATCATTTACAGAATCAATTACTTGACGAACATACGCATCTTGAATATATTGACAATAGTTATTCAATACTCCAAGGTCATCGCCCCAACCATTACCATTAGTATCACAGTTTAAATTCTGAACGTTATTAGCTGCGTTTAGTGGATGATACTGCCAAGCTTGATTACCAGCTAAACGTTGAGTTCCATTCTCCCATCCAAATGAATGCCATAACATTACTGCCATATAAATGTTAGCATTACCAGATGCAATTGCACGTGCTCGTAGTCTCTCAAAGTAGAATAACGAGTTTACGTGAGGAGTAACTAAATCTCCCACATTAAATTGAGTTAAATCAAACTTAGCACCACCATCAGCTGCACAACATACTGTACTACGAGCCCATGGTAATGGAGCTGGAGTATTAGGACCAGGACCTGAATTCTCACTAACCCACATACGAATAAGGTTGAGATTATTCGCAGCATACATATTCAAAGTAATACTGAAGTCTGATAAACTCGTACCACCGAAGGCATGATCCTGAAACTCATACCCATCATTAGTATTTAGCCCACGCAGATAAACAATATTACCAGACGGATCTGCAAAGTAACGAGGGTTATCTGATGAAACATGAAGTAACGGAGCAGCGGCATATGAATTAACCGAGATAAATAAGATCGCACATAAGATAATTAAGGAACGTTTCATCAGATAATCCTTTATTTTACATATCCAGACTGAATCACTTCTTCCAACTGTTCTTTACTTAACTTAGACAGTTTATCGTCAGTGTCAAATAACTCACCATCCACAGCGAATACTTTTACTAATGAATGCTTCTTAGATCCTCTCACTTTCTCAGCTTCTAGATCCTTCTGCTTAGCAGCGAGCTCCGCTGCTTCTACTGCAGCTTGTTCCTGATCTGTAACATTAGTCTGAGAAGTTCCAGTTTCATTAGTTACAGTTTCACTAGCATTATCTACAGACTGAGCTTCATTAGTTACTGGATTTGCTTTACGTCCCATAGTTTACTCCGTTATTAATTCATTAAATTGTGCAAATTCTTCATAACCTAAATACCCATTTCTAGTTACACCCAATCCAACTGGAGGAGTTGGAGCACCTACTGGACTATCCACCGGTCCTGTTGGAGGAGGAGGAGGCGGTGGAGGATTACCTCCACCACACCCCCCAGATGGACAGTTGGGGATACTGATTCGTAAATGATCAAAGGTCCAGGTTTTATCATGCGGCAGTGTACCAACGTTACCGCTGATCGTCTCCGTCCAAACAAATTCATTCAGTAAACCAGGGTAATTAAACGTGGTGTAGTTACCTACTAGGATGCCATCAAGCCACCACCTAACAATCCCATCGCGGGATGTCGAGGTTGTACTTGTTCTAATATACACTTCTAGCTTGCTATATTGGCCGTGGATAATAGGGCGGCTTGATACATTCTGGCCACATGGCCCTAGGCCGAATCCGCCAGGACAAATATGGCTGTTATCTAACCCTCCCCCAGTGTTATGCCCAAAATAAAGAGTGGAGGATGAAGAGCCGATGCTTGCACCAAAGAAGCCATTAGTCTGTGGGCCTCGTATGAAAAACATTTTACTGGCGCAACACGCAAATGGTTCAAAGGGGTTGCTTGTGCGCAAAATCCACCCTACAAAGACCTCCCTAAAAGAGCCCCCAAGCCCCGTATATACCTGAGAGCCCCCAGAAGGGGCACCAGCAAACATTGTCGAGTTCTGAGTACTTGATGGGGAAATCATCCCAGGGAGGTTTTCCGATCCTCCATACCAGCCTCCGCCAGACAGACCGCATTGACTGCTCATGTTGCAATCAACAATGACGGTTGAGCCAGCCGGTTCATTCGGCCAGGTCTGAGCATTCACTATACTTGATAAACTGAAGGATAGTAATAATGCTAAGAATAAATGTTTCATTATGATCCTTTACAAATGAGCTCCGATAAATTAACTAACTGCAGATACGATTTGAGATCATGAAATTCAGTTAACAGATACACACTTAACGATCCCTCAGGACTCACATTAATGAATCCATACTTCGTGTGAAAGTATACTGAAATTCCATCCACATTATTCACATACCGATATCCTTTAGAAGTCAGGTAATATGAGATCTTTAAGGTATCTTCTATTGTAATCATTTAGTAGCTACTCCCTTATACTTCTCGTAAACTCGACCGGATACATACAATCCGAAGAAGATCTCACCTAAGGTGTAGAATGGTTCTGGGAGTATAGGTATAGCGATGAGCTCGCGTCTCCATAATTGGACCATAGGAACAATGGCAAAATTGACTAACAAGATCACATCCAATACATATATCGCCGACGAGCGAGAAAAGCGTATAAACATAGGGTCGTTCTTATCAGGTAATTCAGGAATGAGCATGTCCTGCACGGTACTCGTGACCATATCTTGTACACTTTTATTTGGAGCAGTACCTCCCACAGTTGGATTAGGAGATCCAGTAGCAGGGACTTCAACTTGTGTAGTAACGGTCGCGACAGTCTGTTGAGGAACAGCAGGTTGAGGATTGAACTGAGCACCATGTGGATCGAAGCCAGAATATGGCGCATTGGACGTATTAGGATCCATTTATCATTCTATTCGGTGAAGATATTTTAATTCTAATGTAACGAAGGTATCATAGTATTTGAGTATTGTAGTAGATGGACGTTGATAACGAACTACTTCTAATACCGACCCAGGGGTGATATAAATATCTGAGGTCAGATCCTTCGCATCAGCAAGGATAGATACTCTCATGCCTGGATGTAATTCTGATTCATGCATAGTTTATAATCCTGGTAGTTTACGAGGTTTCGGCATACTATCTTCAGTCTCACGGATGATACGACCTGCAGCTTTCACTGCCTTCGCATGAGACCATTTTAGTTCATGTTCAGCGAACTCAACTAACATACGCTTTACATTATCATTCATTCTGAGTCCAGAGAACGGCTGACGTAGAAGATCCAACTCAATATCATCTCGCATAGTATGCATAGTATTACCTAATAATTAAATCCCGCATGAATATTTCGATTCACTTTCATATGCTTCTTAAATGCACTCACTGCAGCTCCATAGCTATAATGCTTATCTTTATCCACCACCGATTTCCAAATACCTTTATGGCGATGAGGTACCCATGCAGGAGGATTACTACGGATATGTTTATAGGCAGATTCTTTATCTTCGATAATTAGCTTCGGCATAACTATCCTTTAGTCACATGCTTATTTATTAAATCCTTCATACGACCGAAGGAATTAATCATATCCATAAAGTGACGATTGAACTCATCATGATGCTCCACTGGGATATGAACCTTAGATTTATTCACCGCATCCATTATAGCTACATGACTATCACGTGCTTTCATTACATGATCTAATAATTCACGATTTACATCTTCAGTTTGATAATTACTAGTACCTGTAATTAATTTAGGCATACTTCCACCTATTTAGCTCTATTTAGACGAGGGAGTTCGATGGACAAGAATCGACGAAGAGTCTCATAACCTAGACCTTCTTTAACTATCTTCTTGTTAGATAGATATCTCCAGTGATCAGAGCCCTTCGCTCCTAACTGAAATTCACCTAGTCCACGACCGAACTCAGTTAGTGAACGTGGTTCATATCCAAAGTACTCGATTAATTGTCCCATCTGATCCATTGTATAATTCTGCCTTTATGCTAAATAAAGTAATAAGTTAGTATGAATTATTTACTTATCATCCTTATGAATATTACCGAGATGCTTATGTATAGTTTTATTACTAAACGATGACGCTACGATCTTACCATGAGGACCTTTGATCATGTATCCGGTAGATCTGGATACTAATTGATGTCCAGACGGATGATTGAAGATCCAGGGTCGAATCTTATTACGAGTGTACCCATACTTCTTGGCTGAGGTACCGAACATAGTCTCCGCCTCAGTAATTGTAGGAGATTCATTTAGAATCAATTTAGCCACGAGAATGATCCTTATATTTAATAAGATATTGAGCTAAAGAACTGTATCCAGAACCTTTAGTACTTACATCTAGCAAAGGATGATGAACAGTCCAATCATTACCTACAACTCTAACTTGATGTGAAACACTAGGGTGAGTATAAATGTCAGTGTTTAATACTTGGTTAGATTTCTTAAATCCAAGATTATCCATTATATTTAATCTTTTGCTCATCTTCAACAATCAATTTAGCCATTGTAAAATTTCCCAAGTAAAATTCAGGACATATTCTTCTTAATCTATCAGTAATCGTCTCACTAATACTTCATCTCCGTTACGTTCAACAGTTACTTCAGTATTCAGTTTCTTAGACACAGTCTCTTTCAGTAGACTGGGATTGAACTCAGATTCTGAGATAGTCTGAGGCATATCACTGATATCTTCAATTCCATGAATTTTTAACATAGTATCTCCATAATTATAGATGTCTCATGCATCACATTTGATGATAGCTTCTCTGATATAATCAAGAACCATATCAATTTGACATTCAACTTCTAAATTTGTAAATCTAAGTACTAACCCTTCACTTTGAAGGAATTTATCTCTCTTAGCTTCTTTTTCCTGGTAGTACTTACTTGTATCATCAATCTCAATTATAATGTTGTAATTCTTACCAAGAGCGAAGAAGTCTACTATATAGTTTCCTATAATGTATTGTTGATGAAACTTTTTCCCTAACTTTCCATTCTTGATGTGAGACCATAATATAGTCTCTTGACCAGTAGGATACTTGATTCCTAATTCAGCAAACTTCTCTAGGGTATATCTTCTAGCTTTTTCTTGAAATGGAATATCGTAAATTTTCTTACATTCTTCAGCCCGTAATCTATTTACATTAGTATTATCTATCACAGATTTTTCCCCTCAATTGATCTTAATCTTAACTCCCCTTATAAGAATAAGATATCTATAGATCAATTGATCTATATCTAGATTGATTTATCTTATAATATAGATATCTATATTTATCTATTAATTACCCTTCACTTAAGGGTAGACTATAGAAAATTCCGGATAACATATCGTTACCCAGAGACTTATAGATAGATGGGAGAAGAGATAGGTTTATATAGATGTCGGTGTGGCTTCAAACATGGTAAATTTCATGTCCTATAGTCTCGCGAGACCTTGGGCACAAAATACGTCTATAAAGGATAAATCATCATGAAACTGGACTATATCCAGGGATGAGTTTCCTAGACCGACCTTATTAAGGGTTAATTTAAGGGTTATGAAAAATTACAGATTGTTTGAGAAATAAAACCAGGGGTTTTCATCTTCCTACACGTTCTCCTTTGGCACGTGTTATTTAACATGTGAATTTATTATCAACCTCTAATAAAGAAAGGGTATCTTATGTAGTACGCTATTTGTAGTTTAGCTATGATAGTAGACTAGTTTAGATTCCTTCCTTGAATATTCTTACGATAAGGGGCCATGGAGAATTATCTTCATGGCCCTTTATTGTTTAGTTCATAATAGGTTATACTATGTATATATTCTTCCAACTAACTACCATAGTATCACAACTTCTCCTATTAATTCTATCTCTCCTCTTCGCTCTAATGGGTAAAGCTCTATTAAATGAATATATAGAACGTACAAGAATACAGGGAGTCATAGTACTAATATTGAGTGCTATAGGAATATTGTGTGCTATTTATAATATATACTTTCTTAGTATGTATAATTGAGATTAAGGATTATCATGTCGGATCATTTCACTTTACCGTTTAATATTAAAGATTCTGGTATCAAATTTGAACTGCACAAAGATGCAGTACATAAGTTATCCAATACCGGATTCCAATTTGGATTTCCTGAGTCAGGATTTGGACAGATGGTATATTACAGAACATATTCCAGAATTATGTCCAATGGCCAACAAGAGCAATGGTTAGATACTGTCCTCCGTGTGATCAACGGAGTGATGACCATTCGTAAATGGTGGTTCGTAATGCACCATCTGAGATGGAATGAATATAGTAACCAACAAGTAGCATATGATATGGCAGATTCAATGCTCAAGATGCACTGGTTACCACCAGGACGTGGTCTATGGGCTATGGGTTCTGATTATATGTATGAGAGAGGGTCTGCCTCCTTGTATAATTGTGCTTTTATTGAGGTAAATGACTTAGTAGAAGATTCCTGCTGGCTTATGGATATGAGCATGAATGGAGTCGGAGTAGGATTCGGGCTCACTAACAAACAATGGAAATTATATACTCCTAGTAAGCGAAAGAAGATTGAGTTTGTAGTTCCTGATTCTCGTGAAGGATGGGTGGAATCAGTTCGTCTCCTTCTCAAATCATATACTACTCCTGCCTCTCCTTCTATCAAGTTTGACTATTCTAAAATTCGTAAACAAGGTACTCGTCTTCAGGGATTTGGGGGTACTGCATCAGGACCAGCTCCTCTAATAGAGTTACATGAACGTATTGCCCTATATTGTGAAGAATATCAATCTGGTGTAATAGATTCTACACGATTGGTAGCTGACTTTCAGAATGCTATTGGTGCATGTGTAGTAGCCGGCAATATCCGTAGGTCAGCAGAGATTGCACTAGGTGATGTATTCGATGATACCTTTATGAATCTGAAGAATTATAATAGATTTCCAGATCGTGCAGATATCGGGTGGATGAGTAATAATTCTGTAAGATTATCTCACAAAGATCATTTTGATGAATTGCATCGTATCTCTAATTTAATTGTTGATAACGGTGAACCTGGTATTCTGAATATGAAGAATATTCAGAAATATGCGAGGTTAGATAGACTAAAACCAGACCTCGCTACTGGTATTAACCCGTGTGCGGAGATTCCATTAGAATCATTTGAAGTATGTAATCTATCAGAAGTATTCCCTACTCGATGTAAGGATAAAGCTACATTCTTCGCAGCACTAAAGGCTGCTACATTATATAGTTCAACAGTATCTCTATACCCGACACATAGCGCTCAGACTAATGAGGTAGTAGCACGTAATCGTCGTATTGGAGTATCTATTTCAGGTATTGCTCAATGGATAGATACTTTCCCTACCAATTCATGTATTAGATGGATGAAAGAAGGATATGATATTGTAGAAGCAGAGAATAAGAGATTAGCATCTGAGGCTGGAGTAGTTCCATCAGTTAGGTTGACTACGGTAAAGCCCTCAGGGTCTATTTCACAAGTAGCTGGAGTAACTTCAGGTATGCATTTCCCTGCATTTGAATATGCCTTACGTCGTATTATTGTATCAAAAACGAATTCACTATATGAATTATTGTTAGATGCAGGATATCGATGTGAGCCTCATATTAAGGGCGTACGTAATACTGAGTTTAATCCAGAGACTATGAAGGTATATGATAAGTATAATAAATCTCCAAAGGATGGTGAGGAATCATACAATATCAATACCGAGTCTGATGATACTGTAGTATTCGAAGTACCTATTCAGTTTAAGGGTGCACGTCCTGCTACTAATGTATCAGCATGGGAGCAATTTTCATTATTAGCTATGCTCCAACGTAATTGGGCAGATAATTCAGTTTCTGCTACTATATACTTTAACAAGAATGGTGAGCATAAGCAGATCAACCATATGTTATCACAATTTGTATCTCAGATCAAGAGTGTAAGTGTTCTACCTCATTCTGATCTAGGTGCATATAATCAGATGCCATATGAGGGTATTACTAAAGATGTCTTTGAAAAAGAAGCATCTAGATTGAAACCTATTATGTGGGACCGATTGAAAGGATCAGATGGTATTCAAGAAAAGTATTGTACTAATGATACTTGTGTTCTGCAGTAGCTGTACGAATGTAACAAAATATGTTCCGGAAGAATTTGTATGGAACCAAACTTGGGATGAGTATGGTAATAGTCAAGAGTTGTTTCATACTGAGGAAGATATAAAATTAGAAATGGAAAAGTTAGAAGAGGGTATTAAATTTCTAGAAAGACTTCTTGAAGAGATAGAACGTTTAGAGATAAAATCTAAACAAAATGTAGCATAATATAACCAGGGGTTTTTGACCTTGTAAACGTTCTTATTTGTGGGGCACGAAATTGTTCGTATCCCGAATTATTGGAGGTTCTTGTATGAGCGCACAGCATTTCAACGAAGCCTACAAAGAAAACCTAGCAAGCATTGACAAGAAATTCAAACTGATGCTTGATATGGTAGGGCTTGCTGCGGAGCATGCTATTAACGGGCTAATTATCGATGGCGCTCCTGGAATTGGTAAGTCGTTTAGTATTGCCGATTTTCTTAAAGAAAATTATATCAAGAACCATCCGAACCCTATTGTTCCTACTTGGAGTTCAGGACATATTACTCCGTTGCAGACATTCAATCTGCTTGGAGAGCATAATACCATTTCTGATCTCTTGGTGTTCGACGACTGTGACGGAGTATTTCAAGAGCAGACTAGCATGAACGTGTTGAAGGCTGCTACTGAAATGCGTGCGAAACGTGTAGTTTCTTGGAACACTGCATTCCGTGGGGCCAAGTTTGAATCGTACCAATTTGATTCGTCGGTTATTATCATCACGAATGCAAGTTGCAATTCGGTTCACTTTAAAGCACTGACGGATCGTTTTCATATGGTGAGCATGGATGTTACCAATATGGAGAAATTGGCCAAGATATTCTCGGTGGCAACTCAGAATGATTATTGCGATACTCAAACTGGATTTGAGATTGCATACTGGTTGTACCAAGAGAAGGACAACATCGATTATATGTCCATTCGTACTTTTGTGAAGATTGCACAGTTGGCCAAGCATCGTCCTGAAACTTGGAGAGATTTGGCACAGATGACAATTATCGACCCAATGAAGAAGTCTGCTGCGGCTAGTGCGTCTAACATTAAGAACATTGGGAGGAAGTAATGGCAATTATTGGTGAGCCACAAGAAGAGTACGAGATGATTCCATTGAAAGTTCCTATCCCTCCGGTGTATGAACCAGAGCCTAGTTATGTACCACAAGAGGCTCCTCAACACCAAGAAGAAGTCCCTGCCTAATAACAGGTTACGACTAGGGGAGAATTGGCTCCCCTAGTCACTATCAACATGGTAGTTGGTATTGGAGATTCATATGAAACAAATCCCTGGAATAAAAATCGGTATTCGTATGTGGGTGGTGAAAACAAAGATGATCAATAACCAACCCACATATTCTATATGTCCTATTGTTACAGATGAGCACGGAGTGCCTGAAAAGCATCAATGGCTTCCTATGCAACCTATTGTTGCTAAGGATCGTACTCATGCTGTCTTTGCATTCAAGGATCTTGATTCTTGTAGACAATATACTCCAGATGTAAAAGGATCGGTAATTCGTATTACCGGTGCTATTGGAAATGCTGATAAAGTTGGAATAATAGGGAGAGTTTCTCTGTGGGGGGAAGTTCAAGAGCATACTAAGGGATATAAGGCACAGTATGCGTATCCATATGAATTTCTACTTCCAGATGATGCAGAGATTCATTATTATGGGATGGTGTATCGTCTGGCTGCTACGTATATGGTACGGGTACGAGAAGTAAAAGTCAAAGATCTACATGAAGCAATATGGGGGAAAGAAAATGGCAAAACGTAATATCTCTTTCCTACATAAATGGAAGAGTTTGATGATCTCTGGTGATAAAACTATGACCTGTCGTACTTCATGTATGGCTAATCCGGGAGATACGTTTGCTGCATTTGGATATATATTCCTAGTTAAATCTGTAATTGTAGTACCGTTGAAGGTAGTAGCTACTGAGTATTATGAACAAGAAGGATGTAAGTCTCCTAATGAATTTGTAAAAGTATGGGAAACTATCCATCCTAAAGGCTTTAAAGGTGATGAAATTGTGTTCTTACACAAATTCGAACTCCAAGAAAGCCCTATACAAGGTGCTTTATTAAAGCCCGAAGCCGTGCCCGCGTCAATGTAATTGACGGTGCATGAACCAAACTGAGCGTAAATAGGTTGATAAATCATGATTAAAGAGATTACAGTGCTATCATTAGAGGATATGTTGAATGTGGCCCATAGATTGGACTATATATAATAGGAGATATGATGAAAGAATTAGTTGCTGAGTTATGGGATCTCCATAAAAAAGGAGAATGGATTTGCATCACTACTAACGGATCTCTAAATAAGGATAACCGGTTAGTAATGGGGGGTGGTATTGCTAAGGAAGCAGTAGATAGATTTCCACATATTAGTCAATTATTTGGTATTCATGTTATGGCTAATGGAAATCATTGTGGGATATTTATATATGAGAGATTGATATCTTTTCCTACTAAGGATAATTGGCATACTTTCTCAACTGTGGAATTAGTTCAACAATCCTGTTTAGAATTAATAAAACTTATTGAGACATATAGATTAGAGCGAGTGTATCTTCCTAGACCAGGGTGTGGTTTAGGAGGTCTTGATTGGGAGTATGTAAAACCTACAATCGAGCATATACTAGATGATCGAGTAATTGTTGTAACTAATGTAGTATAAAGGAATTTATGAAATTAAAGATTTTTATCATTGAGTTAGTTATCGGAATTTTTACTACTATTTCATATGCACAGGAACCAGTTACCTTCTTCAAGATTAAAGAAGTAACTAAGATAGTAGATGGTGACACTCTTGATGTGGTTGTAGATCAAGGATTTGGTGTACAATCTAGTATTCGAATTCGATTAGATGGATATGATGCCCCTGAAACATGGAGACCGAAGAATCCTGAGGAGCGTGTAGCAGGATTGAAAGTAAAAAATTATCTAGCTGATTTGATCAAGGGTAAACATCTATGGTTAGTTTCAATAGGACCTGAAGAGATCTATTCCAGATGGCCTGGGGTTCTATGGGAAAATACTGAAGGAATTCCTCCTAGTATTAATGAACAAGTAATAGCATACATGAATACTAATAATCTTACCAAGGAACAATTTAGAAAGTAAGGTAGATATGATTTTATCAGATGGTACATTGTTGTCGTTACTTCCTCAATTGATAAAGACTAATCTGGATGAGTCGTTAGTAAATCCAGCATCTATAGATATTAGGATAGGGGAGTGGATTATGTTAGAATCCACTCCCCTTCCTTCACATACATACGATATCCTTAATAAAGGGTATACAAGTGTCTCGAAGCCATGGCAAACTCCAAATAATTTCTTTAAGTATAATATTGGAGGTAAAACTAAGGATAATCCTCATTGGATTTATCCTGGAACATTCTTTCTAGCTGAAACTATGGAGCACATACATGTTCCTAATGGGTATTGTATGGAACTGAAACTCAAATCGTCTCGTGCTCGTGAAGGATACAACCATAGTTTAGCATTCTGGGTAGACCCTGGTTGGAATGGAGTTCTGACCATGGAACTTCAGAATATTACTCAGAATCATGCTCTCCCTATATATCCAGGATTGAAGATTGCTCAGTTGATTTATCATAAAATGGATGCTTCTGCCATTAAGCCATATGAAGGGAAGTATCAGAACTCTAATTCTGTATCAGCGTCGAGGGATAAATGATTTGTCCACGTTGCCAAGGATTTATGGTAAATGATGACGTTACAGACTATTTTGTTACTATCAAAGTAATGAGATGTGTAAACTGCTCTAATACTATAGATTTACAGAAAGTATACAATGCAGATAGTAATATGTGGAGACACCGAGTCGATAAGCCTAAAAAGGGTAAGAGCCATTCTCTTCAACATAAGTAACTGTGATTTGATCATAAACGGGTCAGGTGCTGGTAAGGAAGCTATTGCAGATATTATTAGCAGAGAAAAACGTATTCCTATAGCTGAGTTTCCTAATCCTGTTTATGGGTTTGATGATAGTCAAGTAGATTGCATGATAGGAGAGAATATCTTTAAGGGTTATACGCCAAGTCATGTGATTATCTTTCATAATAAGCTTTTTTCTTCTAGACGTACTCGTATTATAGCTGAATTAGCTGTTCGTAACAATATAGACGTATCTCATTATACAGATAACGAGTATTACTATTATCCTGATTTATCTAGTTTTCTCAGTCATTATAATTAGAGCGTTTTGCCCCAACTTATTAAAGGTTTGGGGCGTTTTGCCGCAACTGCTTAACCGCTCTGTTGACGCGTGGTTTAGGGTCTGTTTTAGCCTAATAAACGGTAAGTAGATTACCCATTGGGGCGTTTTGCCCAACGATTCAATTTATAGTGAAAAAGCACCTTCATAAGGCCTTTATTGCCTAAAAAGCAGGCAAAAAGCACCTTTATAAGGGGTCTTTTTGGCCCAAGTTTTGCAACTCTTAAGGGTGTCGTCGGGAAAAAGTCAGAAACCTAAAAGGAGGGTCGAAATGAAAAGCGCAAGTGAAAAAGCGGAGCGGAGAAACAAAGGGTGGCAGCGGTCGTGGGGAGCATACTTCGATCCGAAGAGCTGTCCGATTGTTGAAGTCTCCAAAGAAGAGCTCCGTGAGCGTCAAGAAGCGAGCACTTCGATCCCGATCGGTGATGGTTCTACGGATATCATGAAGTCGGCTTTCCACGATTTCTGGGAGATCCGTCGTGCAATTCAGAAGGGTGAGAAAGCAATTGATAGTCTGATCGCTCAACCGGATCCGTCCTTCAAGAAGGAAGTGAAAGTGGTCAAGACTTCTGCGAATGACAATCTTCCGTTAGACGATCCGTTCTATGAAGATGGTGAGACTGTGGTGAACAAGTGCCGTTGTGGTTATGAGAAAGTTAATGCTGCCGATGGCAAAATGGTGTGTGTCAATACGGAGTGTGCGTACTAAGGACAATCTCTAAAATCAAAAGGGATAAATGAAAATGATCAACGAAAATGAAATGGAAGAAGTGGAATTGCTCCCGGTTTTGACAGAAGAAGAGATGATGGAACGTATAAAGGAAGAGAATTCCACCAAGAACTATGCCTATGTTGACCATTTTCAGGAGTCGGTTGAATACTGGCTCCAATCCCCGATGATGGAGGGTGATACCAAGAACCATCAGAAGGGTGTGTTCTACAAGAGGTCAAAAGTTGATGCCTATAACAAGGCTCGTGACGAGTTCCGTAAGTTTGGTTGGAGAGAGCAGTATCTGCAGGAGAACGAAGAAGGCGAAATCAACATGGATGTCTTCGGTGCGGATACTCGTCCGAATCCGGAGGAAGAAGTTGGTTTCAATCTCCTAATCCGTAAAGCGTTGAACGAATTACCGTCTCAGAAGGCCAAGAAGTATCTCGTTATTCTGATTCGTGCCCACAATTTGGATATCCATTTCGATGAAGAAACTCACGAAATGGCCAACGAGATTACCGAGGAGTATCCGGATTCTGAGAAGAAAGTGGATATCGCCAAGGCCTATGGAATCAAGGGAAACCGTGGTGATAATCTGGTTTGGATTCAAGAGACTTTGAAGAATGCCTTCTTGAAACTGATGGGAGAGAAATAATGCCGTATCTGATTGTAGTATCTACGGTACTTGCTGTGGCAATCGGTATCGAAGTGTATATGTTCAATGATTGTATAAAAGTAGGACATAGTGTTCTATATTGTATCTTTAGTCTAGGGAGGTAATTATGACTGTTGAAGAATTGATTGTCAAATTACAAAAATTGCCTCCGAAAGCAAAAGTAAAGTATTCTACTACTGAAGGATGTTCGGAATGTAATCCAGAATCAATTGAATATCATTCAGAAATTGAAAAGGTTGAGTTTAAAGAAGTTGGTGATTGGCCGTATCATGAGTCTAAAAATATTGTGATTATTTCATAGGTGTAACCATGAAACGGAGATTATTCAGATTACCAGAAGTAAGTTTGTCTTCTGTTATTGTAAGGGAACAGATGAGTTTCTGGAATTAAATTGTTAACAATCTCAGAAATTGAGGGATTATGTCAAGACGAGTCAAAATAACGGTTGCACATAATATCAATCTTGGTAACTACGAATCCGTTCGTGGTGAGCTAACATTAGAGGGTGATGCAGTAGAACTAGATTTACCGGAAACCGCAACATACGCTGAGATCTTTGATAAGCTCTATAAAGACTTCAATCCTGCCATGGCATCTCTCCTCACCAAGGAAGTGGCCCGTGCCGAGGTCCGTAGACAGCAGACTTCATAAACCCAACTAAGATAAAACTAGTATAGAGAGAAAATGCAAGACACAAAGCAACAATACACCTTTGGGATAGAGTTCCAAACAAAAATCCTTGCCATGGCTGCAAGAGATCAAAAGTTCTTAGAATATTACGGGGATATTTTAGATCCAGGGTTCATGAGTACTAATGCGTCATGTATCTTAATGAATCTAGTTAAGAATTATTATAATAAGTATAAAGGTATTCCAACTCTAGATGCTACCAATGAATTGTCTAATCAATACATTCGTAGTATGAATATTGATCCAACTACCTCGTTAGAGATTACGAGCCTAGTTGATAAGATTTTTAATATCGATTTAAGTGATGCTGATTATATTAGAGATAAAGCAGTAGACTTCGGGAAGAATCAAGCACTACGTGGGGCTATTCTCGATTCAGCTAAGTTTCTAAATAATGGGGATGCTGATCCATTATTAGTTCGAGGTATGATTGAGAAAGCATGTAATGTAGGGATGGGTGTAGGGGATTATGGGTTAGAATTGTTTAATTCATTAGAGATGCTACCTAAACTTGCATTACAAGATGTTGGATTCTCTCATAAAGTTCCTACAGGATGGCCTACGTTAGATGCTGCATATAAAGGTGGATTAGGTGCTGGTGAAATAGGTATGATTATAGGAGGAGCAGGTCAGGGTAAATCATCGTTGTTAGTAAATCTTGGAGCTGCAGCTATTGAGAATCAGGTAAACGTAGTATATATTACACACGAGTTATCAGAAGTAGACGTGTTGTTACGCTTTGCTGCTAGATTTACAGGTATGACTATTGATCAAATCCTAGATCCAAATTATTACGATGAGTATGTCAAAGCAGCCACAAGAATTAAAAAGTACAAGCATTACCTACGCGTTAAGTACATGCACCCAGGACGTGTTACGGCAGCTTCTATCAGATCTTATATCTCAAGAGTTGAGGCACTTGATGGGGTCTCAACAGGTATGCTCTGCAATGATTACGCTGACAAGCTCATGCCTATCCCAAGAAGAGAGGGAAATAAAGATTCGGGTGGGTCTAGGTATTTCGACCTTGGGCATATCATCACCGACCTAATTGTTCTAGGTAAAGATTATAAGTTTCCTGTATGGACCGCATCCCAATTAAATCGTGAAGGATTCTTTTCAGGTGAAGCACGGTCTGACAATACTGCTGATTCATTCCAGAAGATCATGGATGCGGATTTAGTTATTGTACTTCAACAAACTAGAGAAGAGATGCAGGCAGGGAAAGCTAGAGGATGGGTTGATAAAGCTCGTCGAGGTAAATCTCAGATTGGGATCAATTGGGATGTCGATTATGCTCACATGCAGATATTCGAAACTCCACCGGATCCTACATTAATGCAAGGAACTACAACAGGTAGACCATGATATCTCCAGAAATTGCTAATTTATCTCAAAAATTAGGAACCTTTATAGTCACTGGTGATAGGAGAGAAGTAAGGTTTAATTGCCCCTTCTGTGAGAAAAATGGGAAAACACGTGATATCAGCTATCATTTCTATGTTCATAATCATCGGGATAGACACTATGGCAATTATATATGTCATAAATGTAATACTCGAGGACGCGGGATACGTTCCCTTACTTCTAGAGTGGGACTTAATTTCGCAGGGAATCCAATCCCTATCAACATACTTGAGCAAGTTGAAGCATACTTATTTCCAGAACCTGATGTAAAGTTAATAGCTAAGGAGATTCCATTACCTGAAGGATCAGTTCCATTAACAGATAGTTATACCCTAGCTTGGGAGTATTGTCTCAAACGTAATCTCCTTCCAGATGATATTGTACACTATGATCTTCATCTTGGTGGAGGTAAACAAGCTTGGAGAATTATCATCCCTAATCCTATTAGGACAGGGGGATATGACTTCTGGCAAGGTAGATGGTATCATCCGTTTGAGAAGAATAACGTAAAGTATATGTCTCCTACTAATGCATATAAATCAGTAACGTTATTCAATCAAGCTAGGATAGATTGTGCAAAACAAGTAATAATTTGTGAAGGTCCGTTTAGTGCTATGTTAGCTGGACGTAATTCCATAGCAACGTATGGGAAATATATATCACCAAAACAAGTTGAATTACTGATCAAAATGAACGCTCCTGAATATGTGGTAGCGTTAGATGCAGATGCTAGAATTGAGTCATTTGCATTAGCTAATACGTTATCCTCAGTTGGCAAGAATGTAAAGGTCCTATTATTTAATGGTACTGAGGATCCAGCTGAAGTTGGGGGGGAAGGTATTCAGAAAATGCTAAAGTATACTGAAGAATATTCAGTTTGGGAGACAGCATTTATTAAACAGATTGAGATGTTAACTATATGAAGTTTATAGTACGAGAAGTATTTACTGAAGTCTGTGCTGATTATGGAGAAATCTCTATAATTAATGATTTATCGGTTATCAAGGAGGACGATGAAGAAAAATCGTAATTACGAATAACTGATAACGGACTGTATTTTTACAGTGGGTTAGTAGATTACTTCTTGGATAAATTGAAATCACGGAATATTGAGGTGGAAGTAGAGTATAAGGTATCATATGAAGATATAAGTATTCATATACCTGAAGATATTCTACCTGGAATTACTTTACGTGATTATCAATTAAGTGCAGCTACTAAATGTTTACATTATAAACGTGGAGTAGTAGATATATGTACAGGTGGGGGTAAGACTGAGGTAGAGATTGCTTTGGCTAAGTATCTCAATAAACGTACGGTAATCTTCTCATCTGGAGTAAAGCCTATGAAGCAGATTGCTAAACGTTTTGAGAAATATGGTATTAATGTTGGATGTTATTGGAGTGGAGAGCATAATTTAGGTAATAATATTCTAATAGGAGTAACTAATTCATTACGTCGAGGAATTCAGCAAGGAGATACTGAATTAGTTGAATACCTACGGGATTGTGAAGTATTGATTATCGATGAAACTCATCACCTATTACATTCCAAGGAATGGCAATTCATTACTGAATCTATTCCAGCAAAGTATAGATTTGGATTCTCAGCTACCCCATTTGATAATCTGAAAGAGTTTACATTTGCTGATCATAATCTAATTGGAATGCTAGGAGGAGTCATCTGTCATATTCCTGCATGGGTGTTGATAGAACGAGGATTGTTAGCACGTCCAATTATCGTTATGAAACCTATTAATTTCCCGTTACTAAATCCTAGGACCTCTGATTGGCATTATGTATACCCTAATGGGATTGTAAATAATGTCTCACGGAATAATTATGCAGTATGCATGGCAAAACAATTGGAATCGATCGGTCATAAAGTCCTTATACTTGTTACTAGGCACGCTCACGGTCACATTCTTCTACACAAGTTTGCTGATCCTAATATTAAGTTTCTGTCTGGTGGAGAAACTGTTACTAAGTACGAGAGCAAAGGTAAATTAGTTGATATAAACGAGGATACTGATATCTCGCTTAGTGATTTATTAGAGATGAAGTCTGGAATATTTATCGGTACTGTAGTGTTAGATGAAGCGGTAGATATTCCAGACATTTCATGCTTGATAGTTCTATCTGCTCAACGTAATTATCGTAAGGTAATGCAGAGAATAGGTAGATCATTACGACCAAAACCTGGATCTAATGAAACGTTAATTATAGATTTCTTTGATAAGACTCATTATACTTTGACTAATCAAAGTCGAGCTAGAATTGAGGTGTATGAACATGATAGTTGTAGATATCGTGTAGTCAATTCTATTGAAGAAGCAAATATATTTCTAACAAATCCAATTAATCTTACTGAAGAGTGTTGATAATAACAAGGTTATTTTCTATTTCTACACGTTCAAGGTTAGGGGCACTATGAAGAATATCGCATTTATTACAGCTCATCCTGATGATCTTGAGATTAATGCTGGAGGTACTGTTTCACGGTTTATACAACAAGATAAAAAATTATTGAGTGTAGTTTGTTCTTTGCCTGAAGATGAAGTTATTAGAAATCTTCGTACAGATGAAGCTATGAATGCTGCGAAACTTCTAGGTATTTCTAATATAGAAATATTAGGATTCAGGGATACTAAAATATTTCTATCTGTGGACAAATTAATAAGAACTATAGATGAATTAGTTAAAATCAATAATATTGATACCATATTTACTCACCATCCTGGTGATGGACATAATGATCATAAAAGCACTGCTGAAATTGCTGCAGCTGTAGCTAGAAAAATTCCAAATCTAATTTATTTTAGACCTACTGCTCCTAGTACTAACTCTGGTATTCCATTTAATCAAAATTTAGTTGTTTCTTTAACTGAAGCTGATATTACAGCTAAAATGAATGCTTTATCTTGTCATTATTCTCAAATTGAGAAATATGGAAGATTAGATTGGGTACAACGAATGCATGATATAGCTGTAGCAGATTCATGGGTTTATAGCGGAAGTCACGGCTATGCAGAAGTATTTGAAATCTCAAGGTTAAAATTATGATTATACTGTTAATTCTATTAATTAGTTTGCACATACTGTTATTCTATAACCGACAAATTCGATTCTATAAAAAACCTTATAATTCTAGATTGCCTACTGATAACGAAATACTCTCCTGTGTTGAAGGAACAGTAGTTTATGTTCGTAATGTAAATTCGTATAGTAAAATGGTGAAAGGGAGTAGAAGCTTAGAACTTCCAAACTTACCAAATGATAATTATTATCATATTGGTATTTATATGAGCCCCTATAACAACCATCATTTATTGTCATTAAATAGATTTCTTCCATTTATAGTACCAATTCAGGGTACATTGTTTTCGATGTTAGATGATTTAGATTCATTGTTTCCATGGTCATGGAGATATGAATGGTATTATAGGAAATTAGATGAATTTATTTCTCTGAATCAAAGATATGAAATTAGATACAATAACGGTATTGTGATGTGTATGATCATGGATAAGTATGTAAATAAATTATCCATGATCAATCAGATTGTAAATGATCGAATGGTGATAGGATTTGTTCATAGAGGATCTCAGTTAGACATATTCCTACCATGGAGTAAATATTATCCGTTGGTGTCCGAAGGACAAAAAGTAAATTTTAACACAGTTATTGCGGGGAAAATACCATGAAATTAATGACCCTATCAGCTGGTGGATATGGTAGTATCCTTCAAACTAGATATATAGAGAAGTATATAGTTTCTACTGATCGAGTATCTTTAATTGATGATTTTTTATCGCCAGAAGAATTTTTACCTAAATATAAAAATCCAGAAGTGTATTATACTGGAAGATATGAAGATCAATTTGATGTATTAGTTCCAAGTTATGAATTTAAACAATTAAAGAAAATTCCTTCATTTAAAGAATATGAAGAAAATTGGAATGATAAACGGTTGTTGTTTAAATTTATTCCTAAAGAGTATTATATTCCATATCAATGGGTTCCAGAAATTAATGTAAAAAAGAACTTTATTTGTAAACTTCCTGAAGGATCTGGTTCTAAGCAAATAGAATATGTAAGTGGAGAATCAGTCTCAGGTTTCTCAGGAAGAATATATCAAGAGTATTGTCCAGGAGATGAACTAATTGTGGATTGTGTAGTTCACCATCAAATTATCTTTTTTACTGCTCGTAAATCTATTAAGCGTAGCTTTGGACGTGATATTAATATTTCATTTAATATAGAAAATGAAGTTTATGATTATCTGATAACTTTGTTATCTAAATTGACATTATACCAATATACTGGAGCGTTTAATCTTCAGTTGAGAAAACATGAAGATCAATGGAAAGTAATGGAGATAGATTTTAGATTGTCTGGAAATTCAATAGTAAATCTTCATTATGATTCGTTAATTGGAATCTATGCTTTACGAGTAAAGGTTCCTAGTATACTTGGATTTGTAGATAGAATTCATAACGTAGTTCCATTAAGAGGACAATTCAATGAAAGATGTAAGTCTATATATAAAGATTCTCGATTATCTATACCTCGTATTGTTGAATAGATTTTTTGTAATTGGAATAGTGATTGGATATCTAGTAAAAGCTCTATATGGAGGTGTAATCATCTCATTGTTAACAGGGCTAACAGTTGGAGTATTACTACACGAGATCCTTAAATTAATCTTCTGGGGGTAATTATGAATCCTGCATTTGATATATTAGATTGTAAGACATGTGGGGATTGTTGTCAAGGTAAAATTAATGTATTTATAGGTGAGATAGGGTCAGATCCTAAATCTCCTAATGATTTTGTACATATAATGCCAGTAAAACGTGATAAAACTTGTACTTTTCTAAGCACAGAAAAATTGTGTACTAAGTATAACGATAAAAATTACCCTACAACTTGTAGATATTATCCATATTATATCGATAATAAAGGAGAAATGTTTATCGCACTAAGTTGTACTAGATACTCAAGAATTGTAGAGGGTATTATAAAGAAAGATAAAGATCTAATTAATGGAATTAGAAACATTAAATCAGAAATGTTAAACAGAGTTTCTAATTCAATAATAGACTTTTGGACTAAGCACCTTGAAACAGTGAAATTGAAATTAAAGATTAATTTTGGAGTATTATGAAAATACTTATAGTAAGTGACTTCTGGCAACCTCTAAATATGAATATTTATAGAGGTGGTGCTGAGAGTTATACAATGAGTACGTGGAAAGCTCTACTGAATCAAGGATATGATACTTGGTTATTAACTACCAAAGATGTAGAGTTTACTCATCCAAAGTT